TGCGGCTGAGCCATCATGTACGGGTTTTCAGATTCTGAGTCACAGGAGTCCCGCCCGCCACGGCCAGGAAAAGCCCAGGTCGCTCCTCGAGCTCCCGTGATCCACGACACATTTGTCATCGCACACGCGGAATAGGAAGGTATGTACAGGGTAGAGGCCCAACGTAAGGGGGAACCTCTAAGGAGGGGGATGAGTAGCGGCGTTCAGCGCCGCCCCAGGAGGCAGCGGCCTTCACCCCCCACCGGCCGCTGCCGACAGGGAGCGCCCCGTAGGGCGCTCGGGTAACTAAGAGAGGCCCGCGAATCGGCGCGGGCCGACTAGACATAGTACAAGGGACCGCCTCAGAGCGGTCCCGTGGTTGAGGTCGAAGACCTCCTTCTCAGTCGGTCTTCTCCCTGTCGGCAGCCGCCGCCCACAGGCGGCTGCCTCTACTAGGGGAGGTACTCAAATTTCACCCTCAGATGCGAGGACGAGCTGGAGCTCGTCCGACCGGAGCAGTCGGCTGCCCGCCGACTGGGACGAGAACTACCGGCAGCCGGTGCTCGCAGCAGCCGGCCACCGGTGCCAGATTCGGGCACGCGGTTGCCTCGGGAAGGCAACCGATGTTGACCACATCCGCAGAGGCGACGACCACAGTCGCTCCAACCTGCAGGCAGCGTGCAACCGCTGCCACGGCAGAAAGTCATCCGCAGAAGGCCACGCCCGCAAGCGGCAGTTACGAGCAATGAGGAGGCGACCTATCGAGCGCCATCCCGGCTCTCGGTAGCGGGCCAGGTGCCCGCTTTTCACCCAGGAGGTGTCAAGTGGGCGACAGAGGCCCCATCGCCAAGAGGTCGGATCAACGTGTCCGACGCAACAAGACAGACAACCCGGTTACCAAGCTCCCAGTGCGGGGACCGGTGAAGCAACCGCAGATCGGTATCCCCGACGCACACCCGGTCGTTTCGCAGTTGTGGGACTCCCTGCGCCACTCGGCGCAGGCCCAGTTCTACGAACCGAGCGACTGGGCTTACGCCCGCATGGCGCTGCACTTCGCCAACCAGCTCCTCTGGTCGGAGAAGCCCAACGGACAGATTCTCGCGACCGTCAACTCGATGTTGAACGGTCTGCTCGTGTCCGAAGGCGACCGCCGCCGCGTGCAGCTTGAGATCGAGCGGAACCAGGCCGACGCCGTCGTAGTCGACGTGGCTGCCATGTTCGCTCAGCAGTTGGGAGCTCAGCGCCCCGGCTGAGCCCACAGACCCCCGGAGGGGGTTGAGCGCGTTTCCTCTCGGCGCAGCTCCCTCCTCCGGGGATTGACCCTCACCCTTGAAAGGAACCCACATGGCCGAGATCGGCACCCCACTCGCCGTCGACACGCTCGTGTTGACTCGCGGCCGCGACTTCAAGTGGTCGTTCGAGAACCTCGACGCGACCGGCCAGCCGGTGAACTTCCCGGCCGGATCGCTGTTCTTCGAGTTCGAGAACGGCACGAGGTGGGACTTCGTCATCGACGGCGCCATCGCCACGATCAAGATCGAATCCGAGCAGGTCGCACTGGTCGCTGCCCGCACGAAGTGGCAGCTCGTCTTCCTCCCTGAGGATGAGGAACTCGGCGGCGACCCCATCGCGCTCGGCCAAGTCCAGATTCAGGGCTGACCCATGCGGCTACGAGGATTCCCGACTGACGGTAAGCCAGCGGTCTCCTACGTCGGCACGCCCACCGGTTCCATCCTCGGATCGGCTCAGCAGCAGATCGGCACCATCCGCGTGTCGACTGCGCGGCCGAGGAGCCTTCTGTCACTCCCCCTCGACGTTCCTCGCGGCGTCATCAGCCAGCACCCGACGACGGGTCGTCTGCTCGCGGTGCCCGGTAAACCGGGCCCGCAAGGACCACAGGGTCCCAAGGGCGACGGCCTCCGCATCGACGGCCAGGTCCCCACGTATGCAGAGCTTCCTGGTACGGCCTCGGACGGAGATGTGTGGCTCGCCGGCGGCAAGCTGTACCGCTACAACGGCACCGCGTGGCCCGACGAGTCTGCCGGAACCCAGGTCCAAGGCCAAGAGGGACCGCGAGGACCGCAAGGTATCGCGGGCCCGCAGGGCCCGGTCGGCCCGCAGGGGCCGCAAGGTCTCAAGGGTGATACCGGTCCGCGAGGCCCCGAGGGTCCGGAAGGACCGGAGGGCCCGCGTGGTCTACAAGGTGAGCAGGGTGTCCAGGGTCCGGTCGGGCCCAAGGGTGACACCGGCTCCCAGGGACCTAAGGGTGACGTAGGCCCCCAGGGTGAACAAGGTCTCCAAGGCATTCAAGGCCCGGTCGGCCCGAAGGGCGACAAAGGCGACAAGGGCGACACGGGCTCCCAAGGCCCGCAAGGGCCGCAGGGTCCGCGTGGCTTCACAGGCGACACCGGTCAGACCGGCGACGAAGGTCCCCCCGGACCCGAAGGCCCACCAGGACCGGAAGGTCCTGCGGGACCGAAGGGTGACCAGGGACCGCAAGGACCTCAGGGCCTGCAGGGTCCGAAGGGCGACAAGGGTGACAAGGGAGACACCGGACCGCAAGGGCAACAAGGCATTCAGGGTCCCCAAGGTATCCAGGGTCCGCAGGGCCCCTACGGGTTCCTGTCCTCGGACACCACGGTGCTCGACTTCAAGGTCGTGACGCAGGCGCAGTACAACGCGCTCGGCGCAGGAAGGCCGGCAACGACGTTCTACGTGATTGTGGGGTGACAAGTGCCGACTGGCATTCGTAACGCAACCCCGTCACGGTTCTACTTCGGCAACGCCCAGGCGAGCAAGCTCTACCTGGGTGATGTGCTGGTGTTCCCGGCGTTCGCGCCGGTCTCCCAGACGTTCTCGACGGTCGGGGCCTGGACCTTCAACATCCCGGCCGAGTGCCTGCTCATCGACGTGATCCTGCTCGGCGCAGGCGGCGGTGGATCGTCCGGTAACGGTGCCATCGGCACCGGTGAGGGCGGTGACGCGGGCGAGTGGCTCGCGGTGACCCTTCGGCGCGGCGTCGACATCCCGTGGAACGTCCTGCAGATCACCGGCACGGTCGGCAGCGGCGGCAGCGGTGGCCCTGGCGGCTGGCTGCCGCTCAGCGGCGACCCCGGACAGCCGACGGTGGCGACTATCGCCGGGGTCGGAAGCATCCAGGCGAACGGCGGCACCCCCGGTGGGTTCGCGACCGGGCGCTCGCGGCCAGGCAAGGGCCCAGGCCCGTACACATACAACGGCATTCAGTACCCAGGCGGTGCGAACACCGCCAACTCCGCTGCGAACGGCAACGCGCCGGGTGGCGGCGGCGGTGGTGGCAACTCGGGCTTCTTCGGCCTGCCCGCAGGTGCTGGTGGCGTCGGAGCGAGAGGACAGGCATGGGCGAGGGCATACGTTTGATCACGCAGACGGCTCCGTATCCGGACGAGCTCGAAGAGCTGGTCGACGGGATTCGGTACCGGCCCGGTTGGTCGTTTCAACTGGTGGAGGGACAGCGCAACGACGAGGTATACGGCCTCGCGCTGCTCATAGTCGTGGACACGGTCGACGCATACGACGGGGAAACCCACCGGCCTGCCCAGATTGCATTCCCGTTCATGGTGCCCCCCGAGCTCCGCTCCCGCGACGGCTGGCAACGCTGGCTCTACGACCGGATCGCGGACGCCGAGCGCCACGAGCGCGGGGAGTTCTTCGAGGTCGACGGTGAGAAGCCGTTCGCCCCACGCCACTACCCCGAACCGGACGGCTACCTCAGGCTGCCTCCGACTTGACATCGTACACGTCACGAACGAAAGGACAACCCGTGACAGACATCAAGACCCTGATCGCGGTCTTCGCTCTGAAGAAGGCCGTGAAGTTCCTGCGGGACAACCCGGATGTGATCCCCGGCGAGCTTGACGACGCCATCGTCAAGGTGCTCGCGGCCGCACTGGGCGTCTGATGGCACGCCGACTCTTCAGGGGTCGGGCTTTCTCCGAGAACGGTTGGCCTTACGTCGACCAGGGTTCGTGTACGTGGGACGAGGTCGTTCCCGGTGTCTGGCTGCAGATACAGAACGGCCCGCCCTTCACGGTCCTGAGAGCGTTCGCCCGCGACTTCCACGCCCACGTCGAGCCCCTCCGGGACCCCGACTCCGCGTGCTGGACCCAGGACAACACCGTCGACACCAGTAACCACCCCGGTGGTACTGCGATGGACCTGAACTGGAATGGCCCGGACGGCAGGACGTTCCGCTACGGCATCTCGGAGGAGAGGGCCTACCCACCGCCGAAGCAGCAGCGCCTGCGCGAGCTGCTCGACTTCTATGAAGGGGTCGTCTACTGCGGCGGCTTCTGGGACATCCGCGACTGGATGCACTTCCAGATGGGGTACGGCACCTACGACTCGAAGGCCGACCGGCCCACGGAGAAGACGCTCGACTTCATCCGGCGCAAGATCAGGCCAGACGGCTTCTCGACGTTCAAGCGCGGTGGCGGTAGCAGCGCGGCGCCCGACGCGGCGTCGGTCCTCGCTCGGGCTGCCGACATCCCAATGGCGAAGGCCCAGGAGATTCTGCCGACGTTCCGCGAAGGCGCGGTCCTCGCTGAATGCACCACGGTCCCCCGGCTCGCGATGTTCATCGCACAGACGTGCTGGGAATCGGACCGGTACCGGGCGACCGAGGAGTACGCCAACGGCCCGATGAACGAGGAACGCTGGATTTACAAGGGACGCACCTGGATTCAGCTCACCTGGCGTTCGGCCTACGAGGGCTTCGGCCGCTGGTGCCACGCCCGAGGGCTGGTGGACGACCCGATGGTGTTCGTCAACAACCCACGGTCGCTGGCCGACCTGCGGTGGGCCGGCCTCGGCGCTGCCTACTACTGGCTGACGACCCGGCGTGAGTCCCGGAAGTACCCGACGCTCAACGAGGCATCGGACGCCCGCGACGTGCTCGTCGCCACGCAGATCGTCAACGGCGGCACCACGCATCTGGCAGAACGCACAGCCATCTACAACCGCGCCATCGCATTGGGCGATGAGCTGCTCCACATCCTCGGAGAGGAGGACGAATTGGCTAACCCCGAGATCGAGAAGATGATTCGGGAGGTTCACGCTTGCCTGTTCAATCGCATTGTCTCGCAGTCGATTTACCGATTCCCGAAGAATCCGGACGGCTCTGAACACCCCGGCAACATCTGGCAGCTACATGAGCTGATCAAGAACGGTGACGGGATGGCGCACATGAAGTACGTCGAGGACTCCGCAAGAGGCGGGGACCTGACCGAGCTCGACCGCATCGCCGTCGTGGCGGCGGGTCGGGGCGCGGTGAGGGACCCGTGGGCCGTGCAACGGGCCCAGCGCGTCCTCGCGGACATCGAGCGCACGAATCCCGAAGTTATACGGCGCTACCTGGCGCAGAAGGGGGCCGCATGAGCCCGAAGATAAGAGAATCGCTCTACTACGTCGGGACGATCATCCCGGCACTGCTCGGCCTCGGCATGATCTGGGGCGGGATCGACGCTGGCGCAGCCAATTCCATCGGTGACATCCTCGCCGGTGCCCTGGCGCTGATCGGCGCGACCGCGCCCGCCACGGCCGCTGTGAAGGTGAACAAGCAGCGCAAGGACGGCACCCTGGAGCCCCTCGCTCCGGTAGAGCAGGTCGTCAACGGTGTGCAGGCGGTCATCGCCGCACAGCACGCCGCGCAGGCTGAGCTGGATCGCGTCAAGGACGCGGTGACCGGTGCCATCGGCGTCCTCCCCGGCGTCCTGCCGCAGCTCGGTCCGCTCGCGCAGCAGGCGGTCGACGCAGTGAATGCGTTCCCCACGGCGTACAGCCAAGTCCCGCAGTTCACGGATTACCGGCAGCCCTGGGACCGCTGATGCTCAAGCTGGGCTCCAGCGGCCTGATGGTCGCCGCCTGGACGGCGGTGATGCGGCTCCGCTTCGCGAGCTACGCGCTCGGTGTCAACGGGCAGCCCATCAAGGTCGACGGGTACTTCGGATACGACGAGGAGAAGGTCCAGAAGGAGTACCAGCTCAGGACAGGACAGTACCCGAGCGGGCAGGTCTCACGAGAGGACCTGCACCGCCTCGGGCTGCTGCCCACCCTGTTGTCGATTCACGGCACCGGCCAGGCCGACCCGTTCGGCATCGGCTACCCGGCCGACATCGCTCGCCGGGTGCTGGACCTGTACTGGTGGCAGCCGGTGGGCAACTGGCCTGCCAAGGCCGTTCCGATGAACGGCTCGGTGGATGCTGGTGAGCGCGAGTGTGTTCGGTTGATCAGCGATCCGCTGATCGTCCCCGGCCCGACAGCCTTCGTGGACTACTCCCAAGGCAGCGTGATCGGTGGCCGTGTTCGGAACCGTATGCGGCGCAAGGAGCTGCGTGGCGAGCTGATGGCAGCGGCCAGCTTCGGCAACCCGATGCGGTTGCGAGGCCATTACGCCGGCAACGTCGATCCGGGCGGTGAGGGTATCGACCCGAGGCAGGAGCTCGCGGCCGAGCCGTTCCGCGTCGAGCTCGCCGCCAAGGGCGACCTGTACACGACCTGCCCCGGCGGGCAGTCCGGTGAGATGGAGCGTGCGATCTACCACGCCGTCTTCAGCCGGTTCGTCGGTGAAGACACGCTGATCGAACAGGCTTGGGAGCTCGCCAAGAACCCGTTCCGCGAGGTTCCGGCAGCCGTCAAGGCCATCACACGCGGCGGCATGTTCCTCGTGAAGGGAACAGGCCCCCACGTCCGCTACCACATCGACCAGTGCCCTGGAACGGGCATGACCTACTACGAGTACGCCATCAAGCACCTTCGAGATACCGCTGAAGCTCGCCTTCGGCGCATCGTCGCGTCTGTGACTTGACATCGCACGGAAGGGAGGGGGTGTGAGCCTCGCCAATCACAATCCGGTGCCGCTCCTCCCCCAACCTCCGCACAAGATCGGGCCGATCTGGCAGGTCCGGGAGGACGGCTCCTGGTATCTGCCTGAGAGAACCCTCGGCTGGGGGATTCTGAACTGGCTCGCCAAGTACGTCCGCTCTCCCGCAGGGGGTGGGCCGTTCCTGCCGACGCTGGAGCAGGCCCGCTTCATCCTGTGGTGGTACGCCGTCGATGAGCAGGGTAGGTACGCCTACCGCGAGGGTGTTCTTCGACGGATGAAGGGCTGGGGCAAGGACCCGCTGTGTGCGGCTATCGCCATCGCGGAACTCTGTGGCCCCGTTGCATTCTCACACTTCGATGAGAACGGCGACCCGGTAGGCACGACACGCCACGCGGCGTGGATCACGATTGCCGCCGTCTCGCAAGACCAGACCAAGAACACGTTCTCGCTGTTCCCGGTGATGATCACCAAGGAGCTCAAGGCCGAGTACGGCCTGGACGTGAACAAGTTCGTCATCTACTCGGAGGTCGGTGGCCGGATCGAGGCCGCGACTTCGTCGCCCGCGTCGATGGAGGGTAACCGCCCGACGCTGGTGATCGAGAACGAAACGCAGTGGTGGGGCGTGGGCCCGGACGGCAACGTCAACGACGGCGTCGACATGGACGATGTCATCGAGGGCAACGTCGCCAAGATTCCGGGCGCTCGCAAGCTCGCGATCTGCAACGCCCACATCCCCGGTAACGACACGGTGGCCGAGAAGGCATACGACCACTGGCAGGACGTACAGACCGGTAAAGCCGTCGACACAGGCATCCTTTACGACGCGCTGGAAGCGCCTGCCGACACCCCGGTCTCGGAGATTCCCTCCGAGAAGGAAGACCCCGAGGGCTACGCGGAGGGCATCGCGAAGCTGATGGACGGCCTGCAGGTCGCCCGAGGCGACTCGTATTGGCTGCCGCTGGAGGAGATTCTCGGGTCGGTCCTGAACACCCGGAACCCGGTGTCAGAGTCCCGACGCAAGTTCCTGAATCAGGTGAACGCCCACGAGGATTCGTGGATCGCTCCCAATGAGTGGGACCGCCTGGCGCTGACCGACAAGGTGTTCGGTCTCAAGAAGAACGACCGTGTCACCCTCGGCTTCGACGGCTCGAAGTCCAACGACTGGAGCGCCTTGGTGGCGTGCCGGGTCGAGGACGGGATGCTGTTCGTCCTCAAGACGTGGAACCCCGAGGACTACCCCTACGACGAGGTTCCCCGCGAGGACGTGGACGCCTACGTCCGGTCGGCATTCCAGCGGTTCGACGTGGTCGGCTTCCGGGCCGACGTGAAGGAGTTCGAGGCATACGTCGACCAGTGGGGTCGGGACTTCAAGCGGAAGATCAAGGTCAACGCGACTCCCGGCAACCCCATCGCATTCGACATGCGCGGCCAGACAAAGCGATTCGCTCTCGACTGTGAGCGGTTCCTGGATGCGGTTCTCGAGCGCGAGGTGTACCACGACGGCAATCCCGTTCTGCGCCAACACATTCTGAACGCCCGTCGACATCCGACTACATACGACGCGATTTCCATCCGCAAGGAGAGCAAGGACAGCAGCAAGAAGATCGACGCTGCGGTCTGCGCCGTCCTCGCGTATGGCGCGAGACAGGACTACTTGATGAGTAAGAAGAGCCGCACGGGCCGAGCGGTGGTGATCCGATGACGAGCCCCGCAGGCGAGCAGCAGAACGTCAACCCCGAGGAGCGGCTTGAGCCGCTGCTGAATGCGTTCGAGGAGAAGATTCGGCCTCTCGCAGACAACACTGCCTACTACGAGTCGGAACGCCGTCCGGACGCCATCGGTATCGCCGTGCCGCCCGAGATGCGGAAGCTGTTGGCGCACGTCGGGTATCCCCGGCTGTACATCAACTCCCTCGCGGACCGATTGCAGGTCGAGGGCTTCCGGATCGCTGGAGAGTCGGACGCCGACGAGCAGCTATGGGACTGGTGGAGCGCCAACGACCTCGATGTCGAGTCGACGCTGGGCCATGTGGACGCACTCGTCCACGGCCGGTCGTTCGTGACCGTCTCCGCTCCCGACCCGGCCATCGACCTCGGTGTGGACCCCACGGTCCCGATGATCCGAGTCGAGCCGCCGACGAACCTGCACGCGGTCATCGACCCGCGTACCCGCCAGGTGAAGGAAGCGATCCGGGCGATCTACGACGAAGAGGGCAACGAGATCATCGGCGCGACGATCTACCTGCCCAACGTCAACGCCTACTTCGACAAGATCGAGGGCGAGTGGACGCAGACCCGGACCGTGCCACACGGACTGGAGATGGTCCCGGTCGTGCCGATCCCCAACCGGAACCGGCTGTCGGACCTGTACGGGACATCGGAGATCACTCCGGAGCTGCGGTCGGTCACCGACGCAGCCGCCCGGACGATGATGCTGATGCAGTCGACGGCAGAGCTCATGGGCGTGCCGCTCCGACTCTTGTTCGGCATCAAGCGATCCGAGATCGGTCTCCCCGACGACCCGGACGAGCCGGTGTCGCCGCGTCAGGCGTTCGAGGCGTACTACGCCCGCATCCTCGGCTTCGAGGACGAGATGGGCAAGGCGTACCAGTTCGACGCCGCAGAGCTCCGCAACTTCGTGGATGCCCTTGACGCGCTGGACAAGAAGGCAGCCGCCTACACCGGCCTGCCTCCGCAGTACCTGTCGTTCAGCTCGGACAACCCGGCCTCGGCTGAGGCCATCCGGTCGTCTGAGTCCCGACTGGTGATGAACGCGGAGCGCAAGGCACGCATCTTCGGCGGTGGCTGGGAGCAGGTCATGCGAGTCGCCTACAAGGTCATGAACCCCGGCGGTGAGCTTCCCCCGAACCTGTATCGGCTGGAGACCCTCTGGGCTGACCCGAGCACCCCGACGTATGCCGCCAAGGCCGACGCCGCGAGCAAGCTCTACAACCAGGGCCTCGGCGTGATCCCGAGGGAGCAGGCCCGGATCGACATGGGCTACTCCGTCGAGACGCGACGGCAGATGCGGGAGTGGGACAAGGAGGAGAACCCGGTGGGTCAACTCGCCGGCCTCTACGCCCCGACCGATAAGACCGGTGGGTCCGAGACCCCGAATGAGCCTGCCGCCAAGGAGGTTCCTGAGGAGTGAACGCTGAAGAGTACGCCGCCCGACAGGCGGTCGTCTCGGCAGCGGTCGCAAACTACATCCTCCAGCTAGGGAAGCTGTTCCAAGCGCCCAGATTGTCTATGGCCGACTGGATTCAGTTCCTGCAGGTTCTGTACCCGGAGGTCTACCGGCACCGTCTGGAGGCTGCTGAGCTCGCTCGGCAGTTCCACGACAGCGAGCGTCGGCGCCACGGCAAGTTGTTCCAGCCGCGCTTCCTGGTCGAGTACGACTTCAAGGAGTTCGTGCTGGACATGGAACCGGCCAGGGACCGGATGCAGAGGGAGCTGGCTCCCCAGTCTGCTCTGGGCGATGTAGCGCTGCGGGCAGTCCGCAGCGTCGAGAACGCCGGTCGGAAGCAGATCATCCGGGCCGTCGAAGACGATCAGGAGACCGGAACGGTCAAGGGCTGGGCCCGAGTAGCGACCGGTCGAGAAACGTGCGCCTGGTGTCTGATGCTGATCTCACGAGGCCCCGTGTACTCCTCAGCGGAGAGCGCGGGGTTGGACCTCGATGACCAGTCAGCGGCAGAAGTGTTCCGCGCCAGCGGTGGTGACCTCAAGAAGCTCGCCGCCTATGTCGATGAGAACGAACTGATGAAGGAGTGGCACACAGGCTGCGACTGCAAGGTGGTGCCGGTTTACGACAGGGCCAACTGGCCCGGACGGGACGCATTCAAGCGTGCCGAGCAGTTGTGGATCGACGCCACAAAGGAGGCTCGCCGCCTCATCGACTCGGGTGAGTCGAAGAGCGACAACCTCAACCGAGGGGCGCAGAACGCGCTTCGTCGTCGTCTCGAACGAGGCGACCTTTCAATGACGAGATTCGCCCTCGCGGCGTAACTCAACACCACGACCCCCTGGTGGGGTCCAACCATGCCCAGGAGGCAAACAGTATGGCTGACAACGACACTCAGACCCCCGACACCACGCCGGGCAATGACGAAGGCACCGACACGGGTCAGGCACCCGCACCGGAGGTCTTCAGCCGGGAGTACGTCGAGGAGTTGAGGCGTGAGAACGCCAGGCACCGCACATCCAAGAGCGAGGCCGTCGAAGCCGCAAAGGCTGAGGTCCGCAAGGAGTACGAGGCCAAGCTGGCCGAGAAGGACACGGCGTACACCGAGCTGCAGAACCAGCTCGGAGAGGCGTGGATCGAGCTGGAGAAGGTCTACACGACCATCGACGCCAAGGTCCCGTCCGACCGAGTCCGCGCTTTCGCGGCCATTCTGCAGGGGTCTGACAAGGAGTCGATCTCCGAATCGGCCAAGTCAGCCAAGCAACTGTTCGGCGGCATGACGGGCACCGTCCCGGCCGTCGATCCCACCCAGGGCTCTGGTGGTGGCAAGCACACGCCGCTCAACGGAGACCCGATCCTCGACGCCATCAAGAAGGCCGTCGGGGCGTAATCCCAACTACCACAAGGAAGTAACAACATGGCAGCAGGAACCACGTTCCCGGTCAACCACGCGCAGATCGCGCAGACCGGCGACTCGATGTTCAAGGGCTACCTGGAGCCCGAGCAGGCCCAGGACTACTTCGCGGAAGCGGAGAAGACCTCCATCGTCCAGCGGGTCGCTCGCAAGATTCCGATGGGATCGACCGGCGTGAAGATTCCGCACTGGACCGGCGATGTCGCCGCCGCGTGGGTCGGTGAAGGCGACATGAAGCCGATCACCAAGGGCGACATGAGCGTTCAGCAGGTCGAGCCGCACAAGATCGCCACGATCTTCATCGCCTCGGCTGAAACCGTTCGTGCGAACCCCGGCAACTACCTGGGCACCATGCGGGTCAAGGTCGGCACCGCCATCGCGATGGCCTTCGATGAGGCCGCGCTGCACGGTACCGACAGCCCGTTCGACCAGTTCGTGGATCAGACCACGAAGGCCGTCGACATCACCCCGGCCGCGCCGGCCACCACCTACGACGCCATCGGCGTCAACGCGCTGTCGCTGCTCGTCAACGACGGCAAGAAGTGGCAGGCCACCCTGCTGGACGACATCGCGGAGCCCGTGCTCAACGGTGCCAAGGACGCCAACGGCCGTCCGCTGTTCGTGGAGTCGACCTACGAGGGTCTGACCTCCCCGTACCGCGAGGGCCGCATCCTGGGTCGTACCACGATCCTGAGCGACCACGTCGCCAAGGGCACCACGGTCGGCTACCAGGGCGACTTCACCCAGATCGTCTGGGGCCAGGTCGGCGGGCTCAGCTTCGACGTGACGGACCAGGCGACCCTGAACCTGGGCACCCCCGAGGAGCCGAAGTTCGTGTCGCTGTGGCAGCACAACCTCGTCGCAGTCCGTGTGGAGGCCGAGTTCGGTCTGCTCATCAACGACGTGGAAGCGTTCGTCAAGCTCACCAACGCCTGAGCCTGACTTGACATCGCACGGTGGGGAGCCCTTCGGGGCTCCCCGCCTTGTGCGGGAAAGGGCTGCATGAAGATTCGCAACAAGGCCAACGGCGGCGTAGCCGAGGTCACTGAGGACTACGGCACTGCCCTGATCGCGGGCGGCGGCTGGGAAGCCGCTGACGCCCCGAAGCGTCAGAGGGCCAAGAAGTCCACGCCGAAGCCAGCTCCGGAGCCCGACGCTCCCGCTGAGACCCCCACTGAGACCACCACAGAGGTACCTGACACCGAGGAGTAAGAGACATGGCGATTGCGACTGCACAAGACGTTGAGAATCGCTGGGTCCGTGAGCTCTCCGAGGAGGAGACCACCCTCGTCAACACACGGCTGAACGACGCGGAGCGGATGCTCAAGCGTCGGATCAGAGACCTGGACTCGGTTGACCCCGAGGACGTGAAGCAGGTCGAGGCCGACATGGTGCTGAGGCTCCTCCGCAACCCGGAGGGCTACACCCAGGAGACGGACGGCAACTACACGTACATGCTGAGCCAGGCGCTCGCATCCGGAAAGCTGGAGGTGCTGCCCGAAGAGTGGGAGGCGCTGGGCATCCGGCGTGGCAACACGTTCGTCCTCGTGCCGACATTCGAGATGCCGACATGAGCGCCAATCCGAGCGACCGGCAGCCGCCGATTCCGTACCCGATTGACTTCGGTCTCGCGGTTCGTCCGGAACACGTTGACGTGTCGAAGTGCGACCACGAGTTCGGTGTGTGCTTCTGCGTCCACGACTGGCGTATCCACTGGGGCAACCTGGAGCGGAAGGGCCTATGAGTCTCCTCGACCAGGCCCCGGATGATGTCATCGTCTACCCGCAGATCGTCACAGAGGACGAAGACGGCAACACGATCACCAAGGCGTCCGAGGTCGGCTTCCCCGCCAAGGCGAGGTTGCAGGTCCTGGGACAGTCCGGTACGTCGTCCCGTCGCCAGGAGCAGGACAACGAAGGGTTCGAGTCGGAGCGTGTGTACACGATCCGGTTCACCCGGAAGTTCGACCGCGAGCACGGCGAGCTCGGGATGCAGTCGCAGATCGAATGGCAAGGCGTGCGGTGGGCTCTCTTCGGAGAGCCGGCCTACTACAACTCGTCTCGTCGTACCCGCCACATCACCTACACGGTGAAGAGGTTCTGACATGGCGAAGCTGATCCCCCGCCGCAGGCTCAACCACATCGTCGCCCACCTCGCGGAGACGAAGGCAGCGGTACGGCGCGAAGCACGCGAGGTCGAAGGCAGGGCCAGACGCAACCTGGCTCAGGCTCGGTCGTCCACGACGCACTCGAAGATCGTCGGCCCCGGCCACCTGACCAAGATCGGTTCTGTCGCAGACGATCCCGACGTTCTCGTCTACATGGAAGCGCCGAACCCGACAGCAATCGAGTACGGCCACGGTCCTTCGGGCTACTTCGACCCGGACAAGTACGGCAAGGTCACGAAGGCCCCAGCGGGCCTTTACATCCTCAACCGTGCGGCCGGAATCGCTGGCTCGATGGTCACACCGTCGATGGGTAGGAGGGGCGTGAAGTAATGGCGTTCCCCCGTATTCAGGCGGTGGTGATCCCGCTGTTGCGGGAAGAACTGGTACCGGGCAAGGCCAAGAAGGTCGGCTCGTGGATCGAGAACATCGACTTCCGCGAGTTCCCTCTGGTGAACGTCCGACGCATCGGCGGCGAGCGTCACCCGACGCGGCCGACCCAATTGGCAACGCCGGTCATCGAATTGACCGTCTACCACAACAAGGGGCTCATCGAGTGTGAGCAGCTCTACGAGGACTGCCTCGACGTGCTGTATGACGCCGTGAAGACCCAGAAGCAGACGCCCAAGGGCTACCTGCACTCAATCAGAGAAACGATGGGCGCTACGCAGTTCAGCTCGCCATTCATGGACTCCTGGAGGGTCCAGGGACTGATCGCATTGGGCCTCCGACCCCCTCGCAACTAAGGAGTAATGCCACATGGCACTTAATGACGATGCGGTGTTGACCGCTGCAGTCGGCTACTGCTTCACGGGCCCCGTGGGCACCGCTGCACCCGCTGCCGCTGACCTCGACACCCTCAACCTGATCGACACGACCTCCTGGGGCAACGGCCTGACGGCCTGGATTCCCACCGGTCACACCAGCCGGGGCGACATGCCCGAGTTCGGCTTTGAAGGTGGCGACTCGGAGATCAAGGGCACCTGGCAGAAGAAGAAGCTGGCCGAGGTCACCACCGAGGACCCGGTCGACTACCTGACGCTGTTCCTGCAGCAGTTCGATGAGGGCTCGCTCACGCTGTACTACGGCGAGAACGCCTCCGATGTCGCTGGCGAGTTCGCCGTCGCATCCGGCTCTCGGGCCGTCGAAAGGGCTGTCCTGGTTGTCATCGAAGACGGCGACGTGCGTATCGGCTTCCACGCTTTCAAGGCGTCGGTGAAGCGCGACGACGCGATCCAGCTCCCGGTGGACGACTTCGCGTCCCTGCCGGTTCGGGCGACGTTCCTGGACTACCAGGACAAGCCGCTGTTCAAGTGGATCAACGAGGACCTGTTCCCGAACGTCTGATCCTGACTTGACATCGCCCAGCGATGTCCGGGGGGAGGGGTTTCCTTGGCGGGCCTACCCCTCCCCTCGTCACTCTCTTCACCCCGGCCCGCCTACCCAACGAAAGGTCCGCTATGTCAAACGTATTCACCCTCGACAGCCTCCGAGAGGAAGCCGACAAGCAGTTCGCGCCGTTCAAGGTCCAACTGAGCGACGGCACGGAGGTCGTGCTCCGCAACCTGCTCCGGTTGAACAAGAACGACCGGAAGACGGTGCTGGACAGCATCGAGGGACTCAAGTCGGAAGAGGAGTCGGACGAGGGCCAGACCCTCGAACACCTCGACAAGATGGTCGACACCGTCTCGAAGATTCTCGAACTGGCGGCGGGTAGAGACTCGCGCAAGCTGCTCAAGGAGCTCGACGGTGACCTCGGTCTACTGATGGGCGTGCTGGAGGGATGGCTGGAGGCCACCTCACCGGGGGAAGCGCAGAACTCGCCGGCCTGATCGACAGGTACGGCGAGCATCTCGTCCCAGACCTCAAGCACTACTACGGGATTGACCTCCGGGACCTGTTCTCGGAGGTCAACCCGCTCAGCCCCCAGTACGTCCTGATCCACGTCAAGCATCTCCCGATTGAGTCTGCGTTCGTCGCGGCGATCCGTGGTGGGCAGGAGTTCCGTGGATGGAACGCCGACCGCTACGCGCTGGCCGCGCTCATCAACAGCGTTCGCGCTGGCAACTACATGTTCGTAGTTGCGAACTCGGACCCGAAGAAGGGCAAACCGCCCGTTCCCGAGCCGTGGCCGGTTCCCCAAGAGAACAAGGCCGAGAAGAAGTACGCACCCAACTCGTTCGCCGGAATCGTTGCGGCGCAGGTCATTGCGGCCAGGAAGAGAAAGCAGCAGCAGAAGGAGGCTGAATGGCAGGCGCAGGAGGTACAGAAGTCGGCCGGATTTCTATCCGGGTCGTCCCTGACCTCGACGGATTCTACCGAGAGCTCAAGTCCAAGCTAGAGGCAATCGAGAAGACCCTCAAGCTCAAGATCAAGGTTGAACCCGATACCAAGGGATTCGCTGAGGCAGTCGCCAACAAGACGAAGAACCTCAAGACGAAGGTCAAGCTCGACGGCGACAACACCGACCTCAAGAAGGCCATCGACGCGGTAAACGCGAAGGGGCCCAAGCGGTTCAAGCTGGAGCTCGATCCGGAGTTCGACTACAAGCTGCGACAGCGACTGGCGAAGATCAAGCCGAAGGTCGACGTGGATGTCGACTTCAAGAAGGGTGCGCTGGACCGACTCGCCAACGCGATGAACAAGTTCCAGCCCCCATCCTTCGGCTCGGGCATCAACCCGGCAGGTTGGGCAGTGATCCTCGCGGGCATCGCGGCGGTCACGCCGCTGATCTCTGGTCTGCTCGGTGCGGTCACCACGGCCATCGTTTCGCTTCCCGGTCTGATCACGGCAGTCCTCGTGCCCATCGGCGCCTTGGCGCTCGGGCTCGACGGTCTCAAGAAGGCATCGGAGGTTCTCAAGGGGCCCTTCGAGGACCTGAAGGCGACGATGTCGTCGGCCGTCGAAGAGCAGTTCACTCCGGTCTTCGAGAAGCTCCGCGAGATTTTCCCGTCGCTGAAGGACACTCTCCCCGGCGTCACGGACGGCCTGGCTGCGATGGCGCAGTCGTTCACGGACGTGGTCACATCCCCTGCGGGGATGGAGAAGATCAGGGGGATCATCAATGACATCGCGCAGGCGCTCCGCGAGGCGGCTCCTGGCATTGGCGATTTCACGAGTGGTCTGCTCGATCTGGTCAAGGGCTTCACCAGCAAGCTGCCCGACGTAGCCCAGTGGTTCAACGACACTGGGAAGTCGTTCAAGGACTGGGCTGAGGACTTCACCAAGAAGGGCCCTGACGGCACGTCGAAGTTCGACCGTGCTCTGGAGGGCCTCGGCTGGACGCTGAAGGAACTCGGCGGTGGCCTGGTCGACATCGGTGGCAAGGCGCTGGACTTCTTCTCCGACCCGGAGAAGATCAAGTCGTTCAAGACGGAGCTCGACGGCGTCGTAGCGACGCTCTCGACGCTGGTCGACTTGTCGAACAAGTTGGCCGGTGCCATGTCGAAGATTCCGGGCTTCCGGGACGGCGAAGCATCCGGGCCGATGGACTTCATGCCCATCCAGCTCCAGCTCATCAAGGAGCAGTTCGACAAGATTGACTGGTCGGGCGTCTGGGCTGGTCTGAAGTCGACTGCCGCAGGAGCTTTCGCTGAAGTGGCGATGTTCGCAGGCAACACGGCCGTGACCATCGGCTCGAAGTTCCGGGGCATCTGGGACGGCATTCAGCAGAATGCTGGCTCGGCGTGGAACGGTGTCGTATCCATCGTCAGCGGTGTCATCGCGAACATCCTGCAGATCGCCGCGAACCTGCCGGGGCAGATCGGCGGCGCGTGGGCCAACATCACGTCCATCGCGGCTGGTGTCTGGAACTCGGTCGTGTCGACGGCCGCGAGCATCCTCGCGGGTGTTGTCCAGGTGTTCGTCAACGTCGGGCTCGGTGCTCTCAACGAGGTCAGCTCGTGGCCAGGCAAGATCGCTGGCGCACTCGGCAGCCTGATCTCCACGCTGGCATCCATTGGCGCACAGGCAGCTAGCGCACTGGTCGGTGCTCTCGCGTCCGGTATCCGGGCGGGTATGGGTCCCATCGGCGCAGCCGTGGAAGCACTGATGGGCGCAGCGCGTCGGATGATCCCGAACTCCCCCGCTAAGGAGGGTCCGTTCTCGGGTTCTGGCTGGCGTGCGGTCGAGGGCTTCGGTGACGCACTGGGTGACGCTCTGGCGAGCGGCATTCCGGAGCAGGAGGACAAGATCGTCTCCAAGGTCCGGGCCATCATGCAGGCGATCAAGGATGTGTTCGGTGACGCTTCCAAGCTGAACCTGAACTTCAACTTCGGTTCCCTGGAGTCCGGGCTGAACTCCGTCGCGAGTGCAGCCTCGGATACGTCACGGGCCCTTGGCAATACGGTCAGCGGCGCTATGCCGAACAAGCTCTCCGACGAGACGAAGCAGCAGAAGGACCTGCTGGAGCTGAAGAAGGACGAGCTCGAAGTCGAGCGTCAGAAGCTGATGAACCAGAAGAACGGCCTCGACCCGAAGGACAAGGCCGGCAGGGCTGCTCTCCAGCAGCAGATCGACCAGATCGCGCTGCAGAAGAAGCAGTTGGAACTGGACAAGCAGCAGCTCGACTACGCCGGGAAGTACACCGATCAGGTCGAGGAAACCGACTCGGTCATGGGTGACATGTCCAAGAAGATTTATGACGGCATAAAGGGATTCGCGCAAGCGACCGGCAACCAGTTCATGAATGACTTGGGCATCTCCGGTTCGGGTGCGCTGCCGCAGCTCTTGGAGCAAGGCATCGCGCTGGGCGAGCACTTCATCTTCAACGTCAGCTCGATGGATGAGGCCATCACAGGCCAGCAGACCATCCAGAACAAGAAGGCGTTGCAATTCGACAGGAGGTAATCCGTGGACACCCTCGTAGAGCTTGAGGGAGTCAACGGCGAATGGTTCACCCTCGCGGGCCCCGGTGAAGGGGACCGTGGGGTGTACCTGGGTACCGACGTGAAGGGTCTGTATGACCCTCCCGTCAAGGTGGTCTACGAGGAGCCGGGGAACTACCCCGGCGCCCGTTACCTGAACCACCGGATTCTTCGCCGTGACATCACATTCGGTGTCGAGATTCTCAACGACGCCAAGATTGGACCTAACTCCTGGTTGAGCCGGGAGTCGGAGTGGCGCAAGGCGTGGGCGTTCGACCGCGACTGCAAGCTCTACATCACCACGCCGGATTCCGGCACCCGCTACCTCAAGGTGCGACTCGGTGAGTCGCCCGAGGTGTCGTGGTTCACCGACCCGCGTGGCAACAAGATCAACCGCACCGTCATGGTCGTCATCGCAGGCGACCCGTTCTGGTACCAGGACGATGTCGTGTACTCGGCTGTGACGCAGACGGATACGACGTTCGACCCGAACCCGCTTCCGTGGCCGTGGCCGCAGGAGGCGCTGCCGACTGAGACGCTGACCATCACGGTCGACCCGTCAGACGGCAAGGGCGGGCTGAACCCGACAGACCAGTACGCCTGGGGCAAGTGGATTCTCCCCGGCTCGACGCAGGCTCCTGCGGAGCCGTACATCCCCGGTGTGCCGTGGCTGGGGGCTCCGAAGAGCCCCGCTGTCATCTGGACGGTCCCGGACTACTCATTCGAGGACGAGACGCTGCGTAACCGCCGCGTCCGGATGCCCGGTCTGATCGGCGGTCTCCGGACTGCTGAGGTCCAGGTCGTCAGCATCGTCGGTAGCCCGACGAGCGGCACATTCCAGCTTAAGCGTGGGTCGTCCTTGACATCGTCCATCGCGAGGAACGCAAACGCGGTCACCGTGAGACAGCGACTGGAGGCGATCCTCGGGACCGGCAATGTCCGGGTCGACGGTGGTCCGACTCTGCTGAGCCCTCGGGCTCCGTGGCGGGTGTCGTTCATCGGTGCCCTGGCCGGTCAGCCGCAGCCTCTGCTTGAGGCTGTGAGCGGCTTGAACAACGACGCATGGGTTCAGGTCACCCGGTCGACGGAAGGCGCTACAGCGCCCGCTGAGAACGCTCTGATCGACACGGACCCAAGGGAAGAGCAAGTCATCTCGGAGAACGGCTCGCAGTTGTGGGCCCGGATGAACGGCGTCCGGTTCCGGCACCCGATCCCGCCGTGGACTAAGTCCGCGACGTTCGAGCTGACGGTCTCCGGAGCGGTTCCCGGCCAGATGGCCGTACTCCGCATCCCACGAGCGTGGACGAGGCCCTGGGGGTTGGAATGAGCTTGGCGAGCACCATCACGTCGCTGGAAGACGCTGAGCGCCTCTGGAATACCGCGATGGCCCGCAGGGCCCTCCGGGAGCAGGAGCGCCTCAAGCCGGTCCTGACGCGGCTCTGGGACGGTGACATGACCCTTCGTGGGGTCGTCGCCGGTGAGCGTGGTGGTGACTTCGAGTTCATCGAGAACGACACCGGCACAGCGTCATTGCAGCTCTCGCTAGACCACCACATGGCGAAGTGGGTCATGAACTTCCGTGGCCGCGCCAAGCGGAACGTCATCGTCACCTTCGACAAGCAGGGTGCCCGGTGGTCCGGGTTCATGGATCACTACCGCGTGGTCCGTGAGGAGAACGGGGATGTCTACCTCGACATCGTGTTCAAGCACGACTACGAGCAGGCCAAGCACATCCTTTGCTGGTGTAACCCGTTCCTGAGGCCAGAACTGCAGTTCCCGAAGCTGTGGATCGTGTTCGGACCGGCGAAGTGGTGTTTGCTGCTGACCCTGTTCGTCAACATCCTCCGGCTCGAAACGAGCCTGTGGACGCTTCCGGACAACCCGCTCGATCCGAGCGAGTGGATGCCGCTGAGCTTCAACATCAGCAACTGGAGGAACATCGTCAAGCCGTTCCCGCTCATCGGGGACAACTCCAACCTGACGATTGTCTTCTCCCGCTTCCAGTCGTTCCACGACGTGGCGAAGAAGGCGCTGGCTGACGCTCAGCTCACGGTCGTGTGTCGTCGCTACCTCAAGGGCGAAGACCCGCACCCGTTCGAGGACCTCCGTGGCGAGCTCAACATCGGTCCGCTTGAGGACCTGTTGTCGCTCATACCGATCCGGCACGGCTGCCTGGTCTGGGACATCGTGGACAACTCGGGCTGGGGCAGCGAGACCGCCTTCGGCGGCTCGTTCCTGACGGGCTTCATCCGGGCGGTGGTCAACATCGCCTCGGACGGCATGACCGAGGGTGTGGACATCTTCACGGGTGATCCGACGTTCCCCGGCGAGTACTACACCCCGTGGTTCCTGGGCACGTCGCCGCAGGCTCCTTGGATCGTGTTCGAGGAAGGCCCGTACACCGGCATCAAGAGCTCGGAGTTCAAGTACTTCGAGGCGACCGACACCAGCTTCGTGGCTGGTGGCGAGTCAATGCCTGGCGTGAACGAGGCGATCTCGGCTGCGGTGAACATGGGTGGCGACTTCTTGACATCGCTCATCAACTCGGCTCTGGCCTCGTTGGGCGCTGTCGGTGGTGCCATCGACCTCCCGCCGCTCGGCGGCATGATGGACGCAGTAGCGAAGCCGTTGTACGAGAACGTCTTCCTCGCATTCCAGGAGTACCCGACGCTTCGTGCGGTCGGCACTCCCCTGCCGATCCCGCTGCTGGAGAGCAGCACCACGGGTCTGGGTGACTTCCACCTCTACGAGGGGTGGGTCGACCAGGCCACCAAGGCGTTCACCCTGTCGGCGTTCCTAGCCACCAGGGCGAAGATTTTCGCAACCCGTGCTCACACGGCACACACCATCCGGGTGTCCGACGCGGCTCCGTACTACGTCGGTGAGAAGGGCTACGGCCACTTCTGGCTCGGATCACGAGTCGGGACAACCGTTCTCGGCTTCCCGATCCCGGACACCGTGTTCGTGGAGCGGGTCTCGAAGATCAACTACTCCTGGGGCAAGGACGGCCCGAAGGGCTGGGAGCTGGAGATCGGCTACCGCGATCCGCAGGACCCGGTCCTGAAGTTGTTCGAGCTGATCCAGTACTTCAACGGTGCGATGGGTCAACTCGGGATTCTGTAACCAAAACGAAAGGCACGCCACATGATTCCCCCGCAGGAAGAAGTCGACTGGAACAAGCCCGAGCACCACTTCGCGTGGGCTCTGAGGAACATGCCCACCTTCGCCGGCACTGGCGCGGTGACGCATCCGGGCTTCTTGACAACGTGGTCAAAGCACCTGTGGGAGTGTGGCTTCGCTCATCGAGACTACTTGGAGCGGCTTGCTGATGAGGACGGAAACATCCATGTCAGCAAGCTGCCCAAGCAGCTCATCCGGTGGCAGGCCCCTTTCCGGGGCCCTCGGAGTAACTACAACAACGCGGCGCGTTGGGTGTCGAAGGACACGCCTGCTCCGGAGCCGGTGAGGCTTCCAGACGTGTCGAAGCTGACGCAGCAGGAGCAGGAGTTCATGCTCGGCCAGTTCCGTGAGCTCGGCCTGATCCAGGACTACATCCCGCAGCGCGATGTCGCCCAAGAGCTGAATGACTAGGACCCTCAATGACATACCGCTACCTACCGAGCTTTGGGATCAGGCTGTTGCAGCTCGTGATCCTCGGTGAGAGCTTCGCTCGCGGGCTCTCGATGATCCTGTCGCAGGACGCCGTCCTGTCGATCACAGACATCACCAACAGTGCGCCGATGCCGGTCTGGGGAGCTCTCTTCATCGCCTTCGCGGTGCTGGGATTCTTCGGTGAGGCACTGATGTCGGGCACCAGCCCGACGTTCGGGAACGGATCGAACCCAAGGGCATGGCCGTCCTTCGTGGCCCATGCCGGGTTGATGATCCTCTACCTGACTATCGGCGTGGCCTACACGCACGCTGTCGCAAGGGGCGAGCTCCACTTGGCTTCGGCCCCGGCCGCTATGGCTGTCTTCGCCTTCACCCATTGGCTGTTCGCACGGAGGCGCAAGCACCATGCCAGTTGAGCTGTTCCAGCACCTGCCGCAGCAGTGGGTGGGGTTGTTCGCCGTCCTCGCTTTCGGCACGTACATCCTGGCGCAGCTCGCAGAGAAGTTCCAAGGCGTAGCCAAGCTCCTCCCGTTCGGCCGCTGGTGGCACAAGCGCCAGCAGAAGAAGATCGGTCGCAGGGCTTGGGTCGCAGAAGACAACGAAGTGATTCAGGCTCTACAGGAACAGGTTTCGTCCATCGCGGGCGAGCTGGCAGACGTTCGAGAGACGCTGCGCTCGCTCACCGCGTTCACGGTGTACGACGCCCGGTGGCATCACCGGGTCGAGGTCACCAACGCCCAGTCTGAGACCTGCCTGCTGCCTGAGCATCTGGACTACTTCGCGTTCGACCGGCTGTGGAGGAACGACCCCATAGCCGCAGCGAAGCTGCCTGCATGAAAGGAGGCAAGCCGTGACCACCCCGCATCAGCCGCCACCTGGCGGTGAGCTTGCCAAGTGGCTGGGCTCGGGTGCATTCGTAGTAGGCGGTGGAGACGCAAACTGGGGACAGGAGTACGACGAGGCGACCGTCCGGTCGCTGTTCGAGGTCCCTGTCTTCAACATGCTCAACGCCGTCGAGGTGCTCGAAGAGATGCTGCTGAAGCTACCTGTCGACGCACTGAAGATGTTCGCGCCGTTGATCCCCGGCGCCGTCGCTGACGACTTCATCGACGTAGCAACAGGCGTCGGCAAGATCATCGACGCGCTGACAGACGCCCCGGCCGCGCTCATGCGCGGAGAGTGGATGCAGTGGATCGGCAGCACGTTCAACACGCTGTCGACCGAGGTCCGTCAGATTCTGGAGATTCTGGCTGGCTTCATCGTCACGCCGGTCAACTCGGCGGTCCAGGCCGTCAAGGACTGGTGGAACGCCATCATGGGCAAGACCTCGAAGCTGAGCACCGAGGGCAAGCTCCAGGCTGACCAGTTGACTGGCACTGTGCCGACGACTCAGGTCGGCGGCTTCGGTGGGACCAACAACCTCGCAGAGGGTCTGGGCACACTGGTCGACAACACGGTGAAGGCCGCAGGGAACATCCTGGGCTCGGGCTTCGGGCTCCAGGACCTGTTCGACTCCCTCCGGGGGATGCAGTCCAACATCGCGGACGCCAACGCTGCGCTCGCGCAGCTACAGGCCGACTGGGCTGGCAGCGTCAACTCGGGCCGGAAGTTCTTCATCAACTTCGGTGACTACGACAACGCCAACTCGGTCCCGTCGATCCTCACTGAGATCGTCGGCACCGGACCCGGTTCCGTCGCGACGGTAGACGGCCAGCTTCAGTGGCTCGACTCGGGCAGTGCGTTCGCACAGCGGATGTACCTGTACAACGTCGAGGAGCTCCTGAGCGACTATTTCGAGGTCCAGTTCGTGATGCCACGGCGGTCGGAGGACGAGTTCTTCGGCTTCGCCAACCCGCCGTACAACTACGCCATCGGCAGGTCGAACGCCTCGGGCTCCCGCTTCTGCTTCGCCAGGGTGGGCTACCAACGCGCCCGGATGGGCTGCGTGGTCGACGGTACGACAACGCTGTTCGGCGCTGCGGACATCTCCTACCAAGCACCCGCCGGCGCTCGGATCAAGTTCCGTGGCGGCACATCTGGTGGTGTCCGCGTGTTCCAGCTTCTGGTCAACAACCAGATCATCGGCACGGTAACCGACACCGGCAACGTCAGCTTCGTCGGTGACGGCTACCGCAGGGTCGGTCTGGGCTTCGAGGCGCAGCCTCGGGGCGGCGGGCAGGGCACTCCGGGAACGATCTCGGCGCTGTCGGCCAACGACAACGCCCCGCAGGCGGCGGTCGGCACAGTGTTCCGGGCGTACCGGGCAGCGACGGCCTCGATAAACAAGACATCGGGGTCGAACGTGCTCCCGGCGAACTGCATCGACACCGTCGACCAGATCAGCGGTGACCTGACGTGGACGCCAGCGACTCAGAGGCTCACCTACAACGGCGAGCGGCCGAAGACGTTCCTCGTCGGCATGAGGGTGAAGTCCGGTGCGATCATCCCGGAGGCCGGGACGTGGTGCCAGCTCCTCTACAAGAACGGCAGCCTCTACGCGAGGCTTGAGGGCTACCGGGGCCACCAAGACACATCCACCAACAACGACAACGAGAACCGCCTGACGTTCGTCGGCGGCGGCACGCCGCTGGTTCAGATGAACCCCGGCGACTACATCAGCTTCGGCTTCGAGAACACGTCAACGATTGGCATCATCGGCTCCGGTGATGGCTCGCAGACGTGGGTCAACGCAGTCGGAATCGGATAACGAAAGAGCCCCCTTACCAGGACCCCTCGGCCTGGTAGGGGGGCTTTTTTGCGTTCTAGCGGTAGCGGTTCGCCATCAGACCCCACACGGCGGTCCACATTCCGCACCACCCGGCTGCCAGCAGCCAGAGCATCGTCGGCGCGGCGATGAGCGCGAACACGAAGAATGCGGTCGGGATTGCGGACAGGATCGCGAGGACGAGGAACAGCGGATTCGGTGCCGCCTTGCGCTGCGGCGGCTGGAACGGTACGGGCGGTGGGACATTCGCGTGCATCAGGTCTCCTATCCCTGAATGGTGCATGGCACCGAGGAGCCTGGCACACGAACGGTCAAGAGGCCAGGCGCTTCTCGATGTCGTGTGGCTCGATCCAGTTCGCGACGATGACACCGGGATGCACTCTCGGCACTCGGTCCTTCATCTGGACCTTCAATGTCACACCGGCTTTGAGCAGAATCTGCCGACGCTCCTCGACCGTCGCGCCCTCCCACGCTTCGCGGTACGTCTCCCCTGTCTCTCGGGTCTCCCAGCGGGGCTCGGAGCTCGGGAGCTCTTCGAGATGAGCCAGCCGCTCGTGGGCGGCGGCGAGTTGAGCCAGGAGACGCTTTCTCGCACTCTCCTGGGTGATCGTGCCCAGAAGCGATGTCAAGTCCTCCACGGCTCGCTCAGCCGTTTCCAGCTCGTGCTGATGTCCTTCGCCGGGGATGAACACCCGCTCGACGCGGGGCAGGTCACCCATCTTCGACAGGAACAGCTCTTCGACGGTGGCCTCCAAGAGGTCGGCCTGGATGATGTTGTACGGCTCCCCGCCGTTGGCCTGAGTGTTGCCGTAGCGGCCGTGCTTGCAGATGTACTGCCGCAGCATGGCCGTGCCCTTGGCGTTCTTGGTCTGCCGGTAGTACAGCGGCCCCTCGCAGACATCGCACACGGCGACACCGAGCAGCGGTGAGGCTCCGGTTCGGCGCCGGGTCCGGTTGATCCCACGACTCTCCAGCGCGTCCTGCAGTTGCTTGTATGTGTCCCGGTCGACCAAGGCAGGGCCCTTCTGGACAGGGAGGCCGGCGTCGTCGTAGACGGTCTCACCGTTGTGGGTCATGTGGCCGAGCAGGGTCTTCGACTTGAGCTGCGACCGCAGCCACGACGTGCTCCACTTCGTCCCCCGGATCGGCTTGCCGTTCCGCTTCCGGTGGTAGTCGGACGGAGCCAGCTCCCCGCGCTCGTTCAGCTCGACCACGATGGACTCCGTCGACTGACCGGCGATGGTCTTCTCGATGATCTCCGTCAGCACGCCAGCAGCGTGCGGGTCGATGTCCAGCTCCCACCCCGCGCCGTCGCGGGGCTTCGGCACGTACCCGTAGTACGTCGGGCCCCCGGCCCACCTTCCCAGCTCCCTGAGCTTCTTATGCGAGGCGGTCGTCCGCTCCCGGATGGCCTCCAGCTCACCCTCTGCGACCCCGGCGATGACGTTGGCGATCATTCGACCGACCCACGTCCCGAGGTCCAGATTCTCCGATACGCAGACCAGAGTCTTCTCGTTGTCGATCATCCAACCGAACAGCTTGTTCATCGGGATCGCTCGCCGCGACAGGCGGTCGAGCTTCCACGCCACGAGGATGTCCCACTCGTGTTTCCGGTGCTCAGACAGCCAGGGGCCCAGTGCTGGCGCGTCGAACGGATCGACCGATCCGGACACGTCCTGGTCCACGGCCCAGCCGACGATCTCGTGGTCGTTCACGGACGCCCACTGCTCCACGATCTCGCGCTGCCGCTCGATGCTGGTAGATTCCTCAGTGGCTCGGGAAATTCGCAATCTTCCAAGAACTCGCATGTCAGACATGGTACCAAGGAGTGAAGAATGATAAAACTCGGGCTCCCGATTTTCGGGATTATTCACTAGGTCAAAAGAGCCCCTGGCCTGCGCGAACAGACCAGGGGCGGTACACGAGATAGGAGCTCGTGCAATGTCGATTCTATCCCCCGTGCGTGTCGCGACGGCCGGAACCGTGGCGGTCGGCGCTCTGGCGTTCTCGCTGTCGTTCACCGCGCTCACCGAGCTCGCGGCCGACAACGGCGTGGCCCAGGCGTGGATGGTCCCCCTGGTGGTCGACGGCGGCGTTGTCGTCGCCACGACGGCGACGGTCGCACTGCGGTCTCACCGCTGGTATCCGTGGGCGCTGTTGGTTCTGGGGTCGTTGGTCTCGGTGGCAGGGAACGTAGCTCACGCGGGCCCCCAGGGCACCGTGGCGATGGTCATCGCGGCCATTCCCCCGCTGTGGCTGCTGGCCTCGACGCATCTGACGGTCCTCCTCTACCGGCAGGGTCGAGAAAGTCGCTTAGAAGCGATCTCAGCGCCTCTTTTGACCAGGGCTTTTACAGAAAATGCTGCTTGACTGCGCCCGACCGGTGAAACGACAAAAAAGCCCCCAGGCAGCCCAGTCTCAGGGCTGCCCAGGGGCGATTTGTTACTTCGTGTACCGGGTGTTGCCGATGTCGATGTGGTCGGTCTCCTCGATGTAGAGCTTGCCTCGGATGTCGATGAAACCGATCCTCCACGGTTCGTCCAGCGACTCCGGGGTGACCACCCTCTCGACGCCCGCAGCGTCGATCAGCTTCTGACATCCAGGGCACGGTGGCCGCGTGATGTACAGCGTGGCGCCGATGAGGTCCTCGCGGTCGCAGTAGAGCAGAGCGTTCGCCTCGGCATGAACCGAAACGCACCGGGTGGGTCCGCTGTCATAATCAGAGACACCAGGAACCGCCTCTGCCAGTCTTCGAGGGCAGGTACCACACCCTGGCTTTCCAGTCGGCGCACCGTTGTATCCAGTCGCTCGTACTCGTCGGTCCTTGACGACGACGGCTCCAACCTTGCTCCTTTCGCAGTCGGATCGCGTGGCGACCGCCTCCGCGATGACGAGGAAGTACTCATCCCAGCTCGGTCTCATCGCGGCCTCCGAGGTACCCAGGGCCCCACGAGGGGCTCCAGGTTCCCGTCCTTGTATCGAACGAACACCCCGCCAGTGCCATTGGCCCGTCCCCCGTAGCGGAAGACGACCGGCGTGGTACTGGATCGCGGGGTATCGAAACGGTGCTTAGCCACTGGGCCTCCGCAGGCCCATCGAGCGGGCCCACGTCCGCTTGGGCTTCGGTGGGGGTGGCGGTTCGGGCTCGATCAGGACCGCCCGGATGCTGACGTGGACATCGGCTCTCGCTCGGCCCATCAGCCCGTAGGGCACCGAGGTGTACTCGATCCGGGGCTCCTCCAGGATGCCGAACTCGCGTCCGTGGAAGTGCATGACCGGCCGACCGTTGTCGTCCTCCACGATCTGGAGGTAGACATCGCCTGCGCTCACAGCAGCGCGTCCAGGGTGATCGGGACACCGAAGCCGACGATCAACCACGCCAGCAGGTACAACAGCACGATGACCCCCTTCATGCCGCTGTCCAGTAGATGACGGTCCGGTTCGTCGGCTCGTACTTGGCGCGGTGGGACTCGACCACCAGGCCCCGCTCACGGAGCCTGAAGACGGTCGGTGTCACCGAGTTGATCGGCAGGTCAAGCAGTCCCGCCAGTTCGAGGTTGCACAGCGGCCTGCCGCGTTGCAGCCACGCCAGTGCCTCGACCTCCCGCTTGGGGAGGAGAGGTTTGATCTGGTGGTACGACTCGATGCTGGTTGCCTGTACGGTCATCGCCCGAGTTCCTTTCGCAGTTCGGCGTTTTCGAGTTCGAGCTCCGCGATCCGGCACTCGCGGGAGTCCCGGTCGTAGTCGGCGTTGTCGGCCTCGTCCAGGGCCATGTGGAGCTTCCGGACGAGGTCTGCTAAGCAGCCGTGGACGCCGGCGATGAAGTCAGCGTCTTCTTCTCGCTCGAATGAAGCGATGAACTTACGCTCGTCCTTCTCGTTCACAGCGAGCACTGAGTAGGTGCCGGGGCCCCCGGCGTAGTGCGCGGAGTCCTCCTCGACCATCCAGTAACTGTCCTGGGAGCCAGTCGTTTTCGACCACTGCTGGTACAGCAGGTCGAAGAAGTCACGATCCTCCACGAAGGATTCCCTTCTCTTCGAGCTCGGTGATGGCTGCCTCCACGACGCTCTCGATGAGCGTCCGGATCGCCCAGTTCCGTTCGACCTGACTCATGTTCTCCACGCCGAGTGCGAGCTGCTGGACGGTCAGTCGGTGGTTCTCCCCGAACTCGGGGATGGACGACTGATCCGGCAGGGTGATGTACAGCTCGACCGTCGTTGACGGCGGTCGCAGCGGTGCGATGGCGGGGGAGTCTCCCTCTCCCCCGTGCATCCACTTCATCGGTTGAGCTCCTTCATGATTGGTAGTTCTCTGACTTGCTCGAACAGGTCGGGGAACTGTCGGGACATCTCCATGAGCTGCTCGTGCGTGACGCGGGTGGTGATCCGCAACAGCACCGAGTTGGTGATGAACGACCGCGAGTCATCCGAACTGATCTGGACGTATCCCCCAGGCCACCAGGGGAAGTCGTAATCCATCAGCGTTTCTCCACATACGGCATGAGGTCCGCGACGAACCGGAGGAACGTGAGGTCCTTCGGAGCACCCGCAGGCTTCATCGCGTCGGGGATGAGGTAGACCTCCAGGGCCCCCTCGCCGCTGAGCGGATGGGGCATGATCGTCCCGAGCTTGTTCAGCTCGTAGATGGCCTTGCCCATCAGCTCTTCGGTCAGCCCGTTCGGGGCTGGCAGTGCGACTGCCGCCTTCACGGAAGCACCCCCTCTGCCTTGAGTGCTTCCTTCATCGCCGCGACGGCGGCGTCGAATGCCAGGTCGACGTACTCGTCGTCGCCCAGCCACAGGCGGTCGATGACCGCCTCGGCCGTGGCCTCCCGCCGACCGTTGGTCACGGTCAGCACCAGCTTGATTCCATCCATGCTTCCTCCTTGTGCGATGTCTAGTACGAGGCCCCGTAAAGGGAGCCCCACGAGCGACGGCCGACCTCCGGGTCGGTGCCGATGAGCACCGGGCCCATCTGTTCGGCCATGAGCTCACCGATCCGGTTCGCTCCCCACTCCGCTTGCTCTGCCGGGACCGACGCCAGAATCTCGTCGTGGATCGGCAGCCGCAGGTACGGCGTGAACCCCGCGTCGTGCAGCCTCAGCAGCGCCCGACACGTCACGTCGCGAGACGACGACTGGATCAGGTAGTTGAGTGCTGAGTAGGCACGCTGCGGGTCGACCGGCAGTCGCCGGCCTCCCAGCCCGTCGATGAACGGCGTGGTGATGTAGCCGTTCCGGATCGCCTCACGCTGCAGCCGCTGGCTGAGCTTCTGGACCTCGGGGTACGCCTTGTCGAAGCCTGCGACGACTTGCTGAGCCATCCCCATGTCGAGGCCGGTCTGCTCGGCCACCGTCTTGGCGCCGCCGCCGTACACCCGACCGAAGTTCACCACCTTGGCGTACTTGCGCTCCGGTGAGTCCTTCGTGATGTCCCTATCCGGCCATGCCGCCCTGGCGGTCATGAGGTGCAAGTCCTCGTCGTTGAGGAACGCCTCGATCATCGTGCGGTCCTTGGACAGGGCAGCCAACACACGCAGCTCCTGGGCTTGATAGTCCACAGACGCGATGCGATGGCCCTCGTCCGCGAGGAAGCATCGACGGATGGTCGAGTCCCCGGCCGGAAGAGTCTGCGCCGGAATCCCGGTGATCGACATCCTTGCTGTACGAGCCCGCAGGGGGTTGATAGCCGCATGGCACCGGTTGGCTGAGTCCCTCTGCTTGAGGAACCCGTCGACCCATGTTTTCCTCCACTTCCCGGCCTTCTTGGCCTCGATGACGGCCGTCGCGAACTCCCCGGCTTGCGGATGCTCGACCAGCTCGGAGAGCACCGCGTCGTCCACCTTCCGCTTCCCGGATGGTGTGCGGCCCTTGATCCGGACGCCCATGCCCTCCAGCACGTCGGCCACCTGATCGGTCGAGTTGACCTTCTCGCACCCGTAGTTCAGTGCGATCTCGTTGTAGTGGCTCTCCTTGACTTGGAGGTCCAGCGACAACTCCTCGGTGTACTCGACATCGAGGAGGAACCCTGTCCGCTCCATGTACGAGCAGATTTCAGCGAGCCGGTGCTCGTTCTGCACCAGCTCGTCGGAGACCTTCACCAGCGGTGCGAGCTTCTGGATCAGCCGCGCCGCGAGGATCGGGTCCATGCCCGAGTAGAGCTGGTAGTGCTCGTCCTCGAAGGGGACCTTCTTCCAGACGTTGGCCTTGGTCGTCTTGTTCGCCTTGGCCAGGTCGGCCATCAGCGTCTTGACGTTGTCGGCCACCGCCGTGTCGATGTAGCGACGTGTCAGGTCCTCGAGCGAGTGCCCCGAGCCGCCTTCATCGCGGCCCCTGGGGTCGACCAGATGGGCCAGAATGCGGGTGTCCTTGACCTTGGGCCACATGGACTCCATCGGGACGCCCAGCGTCCGCTCGAAGACCTGGAGGTCATACGCTGCGTTGTGCAGCACGAAGCCGTTGACCATCTCCAGTGCCCGCTTCACGTCCCCGGCGTAGGGTCCTCCGCGCTCAACCGGGACAACCCAGGCTTCGCTCGGAGTGCCGAACTGGACTAGACGGCAACGGAAGCCGTCGTTGTAGATGTCCAGCCCGGTGGTCTCCGAGTCGAGTCCGAGGAACCCCTGATGAGCCCGGATGAAGTCCATGAACCCGTCGAGATCGCTCTCCCTGTCCACGACGTGGATGACGACCTCGTCGCCCGCAACTTCATGCCGGTGCTCGATCATGGTGCTCCTATCGGTGGTACTGCCCCCGGACGATCCGGGAGATGGTGGATGGGTTCACGTCGAAGGACCGCGCTACGTCGCGCCGCGAGACGCCCGCTCGCACAAGGTCCTTGATGAATGCGACCTCGGTCCGGTCGAGCTTCGGTCGGTTCGGTCGATTGGGACCCTTGGTCTCCAACTTGGCTCGCAGCTCGCGGTTCTCCTCCACGAGCTTGTCGTTCACCGACGCGAGGTGTTCGCGCTGTTCCCACAGCGTGGTGTTCGAGCTTGCGAGAGCGTCGATGGACGCATTCGCCTCTCGCAGAGCGACTTTCAGGTGCTTCTTACGCATCAGTGATCCTCCAGCGGTGACACCGCGTAGTACATGAGGTTCGGGCGGTAGAAGCTCAGGTAGGCTCCGCTGTCGCCCGAGACGACGAGGGTGTTCTCGATGGGGTCGGTGTTGACCTCACCGACGGTTCGGATGATCGTCCCGTCTCTCAACAGGACAGTGACTTCCTTCTTCATTTCGCCTCTCAGTAGCTGTAGGGCTCGTTGGGGATGTCCTGGTAGGTGTTGGGAGCGATCTCCCGGAGCTGCGCGAGCAGTTCTCCTGCCAGGGCACGGATTTCGCGGTCCGCTGCCTCGTGCCAGCGGGCCTTGATGACGTATCGCCATGCCCGGTGATTTCCGGTGACGACCATCGGTGAGTTGGTCATGTTCGGCAGCACCGCTCGCGCTGCCTCACGCGCCTTCTTGCGTGGCAGACCAGCGGTCTCCAGCACAGCGAGGAGCCGCTTGTAGTAGCTCTCGGCGGCGTCCCACGCTTCGGCCAGGAAGTGGGTGGCGTCCTGGTATTGGGCCTCGGGGAGGTCCATCACAACGGGAGGCGTGTGACCGCCCAACGGCGTCGGGTCGACATACCGTTGCGAGACAACGGAGAACGACAGGTGCCGGTGACGTTCCAGCTCGGTCAGGACCGACCGGCTGGCTTCGATGTAGAACGTGGCCGAGGCGTGCTCCAGCACGGACTCGTGGCCGACCTCCAGGATGTGAGCGAGGTAGTCCTCGTTCTCTGCCGTGGCCGGGTTCGGCCGGTCGAACGACCGGTAGCAGTTCCGGCCTGCGAACTCAGCGAGCTCGTCAGCGTCCCAATCCCCGATCCCGCCAGCGGTCTCGTAAGGGCTCGGCGTGTAGCCCAGCTCCTGCAGGACATAGGGATCGACCTCGGTCGCTGCGATCAGCTTGACCTTCAAGTGGTTTCCTCTCTCAGGGGTGGAGAGGGCCCCCGTAGGGGCCCCCTCCGTGTGCGATGTCAAACCCGAGACGTGCTAGAGCCAGACGGGCTTCTCGTCGGAACCGCGAGGCGGCATCCAAGCGGACCAGGGCTTGCCGTTCTTGCCGGTGCCCGACTTGTAGGTCCAGTCCGGACCAGGAGCCGGCGGGGTACCCGCAGGCGGTTCCTGAGCGCCACGCGGGGCGTTGGAGCGGCCACCGCCGCCACCGCCACCGTTGCCACCGGCAGCCTTGGCGGGCCCGAGGCTGACGAAGTGCTTGGCCGCAGTCTGGATGCGCTCCATGACCGCTGCCAGGCGGGCGGCGTCCTCCCCGGCGAAGAGCTCCTCGACCTCGTCCAACCCGCTGGCGTGGATGACGTACCACGGAGCATCGAAGCCCGCACCACCCTTGAGGGTGACGACATGCTTGCCGTCCGATCCGACCTCGACCACAGCCGGTGCAGCCTTCTTGGCTGCTGCCTTCTTGGCCGGGGCCTTCTTCGGGGCCTCAGGCGGCGGCGCGTCGAACGCCGACTCCTGCGGCTCGGGTGCAGCCTGAGCCTCGTCGGTGGCGGGAGCGGATGCGAATGGGTCCTGCAATGTAACTACCTTTCCTCTGGTGGTGGGTTATCGAATCGGGCACGCCCCGGAGGCGCACTCTTCATCGACGGAGTCAGCAACGGCCTTGGTGGTCGCTGCCTTGTACTGCTTCTTGGTGATGCGCTCGTAAGGTGCCTGTGGCATAGACGATTCGGGGAAGATGGTCGCTCCCTTGAGCAGACCTCCGAACGTCCTGAGCTGTTCACCTACGACGTGCGGCTTGTACCTGTCGGGGTCGACGTTCGCCGTGAAACTCACGGCATTGTCGGCCCAGAGCATCTGGTACATCGCCTGGAACGCGAGCATCTGGTTGAGCGTGAGGTCCTCGACGGACTCCACGATCTCCTCAGCGTCACGCCCGTACCGGTCGACAACCTCTTGCACGAGAGTGTCTTTGGTGGGAATGGTGACCACCACGGTGTTCTCCGCGTACTGGCACGGCTCGAAGTCGTAGCCCTGGTCGATCAGCTCATCGAGCTGCTCGTCGCCCTTCGAGAACCGGATGCGCCGGTTGAAGTACTTGGCGAAGATCGGGTGGATACCCTCACTGACACCAGGCATCTTCGCGATGGTCCCTGTCGGGGCCACCGTCCTCGTCTTGACAGGCACCGGGATTCGCAGCTCGTGGCTGAACTGCACCGCCGACTGCTGGACCTCAGCGGCCAGCTCTCGGAGCATCTTCCGGAAGTGCTTGTCCAGAGGCGCTTTCGAGTACCGCTTACCTGTCATCGCCAGGAAAGACGCCACACCGAGATGCCCGACACCGATGCGTCGGTTCCGGTCCAGGACCTCCCGTGACTTCGGGTCACCGACCGGGCTGAATGTCGCCCGGATCAGGAACCGTGCCATCAGCCGATGCGACCGGACGAGGTCGATGGTGTCGACCTTCCCGTTGTCCTTGACGAACGCCGCCAGGTTGATGTGCCCGAGGTTGCAGGGCTCCCAGGCTTCGAGGGTGATCTCGCCGCACGGGTTAGTGCAGACGACCTCGTTGGGCTCCCCGACGTTCGACAGCGACGAGTCCCAGAACCCCGGTTCACCGTTGGCGACCATGCCCTCGGTGATGGCCCTCAGGACCTCAGACGGGTTGCTGTTCCAGCCGGGGCTGGCGTCGGTCTTCCTGACCACCCGCCAGAACTCCTCGTCAACCTCGACCGAGATGTTCGTCGTCCAGTGCTTGCCGGTCTCCGACTTGCACCGCATGAACGACCCGATCTGCGGGTCGGCCCAGTGCATCATCGACATGCGAGCCGACCGGCGAACACCGCCGGCCACCACGCACTGCGCGATGGCGTGGTCGATCTCCATCGCGTCCATGCCGGTGAGGGAGCCACCCTCAGTGGCGAGCTCCGACAGGACCTCGCACACGTCGATCAGCATCCGAGCCAGCGGCTGCGGGCCCGACGCCCGACCGCCGAAGGTCTTCAGCTTGGCGCCGAACGGCCGCACCCGAGACACGTCGTAGACGCGCTGGAAGTGCGTGACCTCGTCGCGGTAGTGGGTGTCGATCAGGTCGACCAGGGCTGCCGCCCACCCTTCCCGCGAGTCCTCGATGACGAACGCACCGGCCCAGTCCGGGTCGTACTCCGTCGACAGGACCCCGGCCTCCTTCATCGCCTCGTAATCCGGATGCTCCGGGTCACAGACGATGTGGACGTAGAGCTCCTGCTGCACGGGCCCGTAGTCGAGGAACCGGTTCGAGTAGTTCGCCCCGACTCCCCCGCCTTCCATGAGGCGCATGAACGTGAACTCGAAGTGGTCCGAGGGCTTCTCGGTCCACCCACTCACCCAGCAGTTGAAGAGGTGCTGGGCGTTCTTCACGCCCGATGCCCACAGGTGACGGCCTGCCGGGATCATCTTGAACTCGGTGATGAGCCGGATCAGTTGCTCCCGCTCACCTTCGAGGTGGTACCGCTCGGGGACCAGCGCGAGGTTCCCGTCGACCACCCGCTCGACGGTCTCAGGCCACGTCTCCTGGCTGCCGTCAGGCTTGACCCGCGAGTAGGTCCGTTTGTAGACGATCTCGCCCGTAGGGCCCCAATTGACTTCTGTTGTCACTCTCCACCTTTCACCAGTCGCAGGTAGCCGGGGGTGTACTCGCCGCCGCAGTACAACTCGCGATCCTCTGCAGGCCAGTTGTCGATCAACATGGGCTTCTCGTCGGGGAAGAGCTCGGGGAAGACCTGGGCGCGGTACATCGCCATTCGGTCGTCGCCGTTGAACATCCCGTCGAAGATGTCGAGTCGTACTTCGGACGAGTCGCCGGTCGACTGGGTGATCCAGTCATCGAACACGTTCGCCAGCTCCGTCCGGTATGTCGTAGTGCCTGTCACGTTTCCGTCCTTGTCTTCTAGTTCGAGCTCCTCATCCCCCTTCTCGATGAGTGCGATTGCGGCGTCGGCAGTCGGATCACTGCGTCCCCCAGAGGATTTGCGCGTCTCGGCCTGAACCGCTGCGCTGCTTACATCACCGGCTGTGATGACGATGATGTTGACGTGCTCCGTGATCGCCTTGTGGGCGTTCTTGAGTGCGTCCTGGGACGGGCCATCCTGTGGGATGACCCCGTCGTCGTAGCGGCTGCGAAGCGCCTCCGCGTAGACGGCGTGTTGCTTCTCCAGAGCAGCCATAGCGGTGGGCATGATGTCCTTCAGGTACCGGTTGTTCGACCGGTCCTTCAGCACGTCCTTGACGGCCTCCGACGAGTAGAGGTTCCGGCCGTTGAACTTGTTCCCGGCCAGCACTTGCTCGGTGAGGATTTGGATCGCAGCTCGGCGCACCGTGACGATTGCCTCGGGCTTCGAGAGCTCCTCCAACTTCCGTTGTGTCGCAGGACGTTCCAGGTACCACACCCAGAGGTCCTGGACGAGGTCGTCCAGGCCCCCTTCCCGGCCCCAGGTGACGAGAGCTGACTTAGCGGCAGCCTCGATCACCGAGGTCATGTGCGATGTCAAGTATCAGACCTCCCAAGTGTGCCCGTCGACCGTGAAGCGGCCGTTGGTGATTGGGATGATCTCGGGCTTGACATGCTTGCCCTCGATGGTCAGCAGGCCGAACCCGGACTGCCAGTTGCCGGTGCCACCCTTGAGGTAGTCAGCCTGCTTCATGTCCATCAGGTTGCCGACCTCGACCCCGGTGACGATCTTCTTCGAGATGCCTCCGTAGCCGGTGGTGTGCGACAGGATGCCCTGGCGGTGGGTGTGGCCCATGATCACCGACGTGTCGAACTTCCGTGCCGCGTTGAGCGCCGTGTTACCGGCGATCCGCGACAGGCTGATCTGACCACGGTGGCCGTGGGTGGTGACCCATCCCGGTGCGACCTTGTTGAACTCAGGCAGCAGGTCGATCCCGAACCCGTCGAAGTCGAGCAGCGTCTCCATGTGGAAAGCCCTGCTCTCGGCCAAGGCCGGCGCGTACTTCGCGAGGTACGTCCGAGGCCGCTCGTCGTGGTTGCCCTCGTGGACACCGACCGGACCGACGTAGACGGTCCGCAGCGGAGCGAGGAAGCGCAGCTTGCACTTCTCGGCGTCCTTGAACACAGAACCCTCGAACTCGCCTCGGGTGTCCTTGTTCCAGCGGGACGGCTGCGGGAAGTCCATCAGGTCACCGATGTGGATGACCTTCGTCGGCTGATAGTCCCCGATGAACCGCAGCACCGCTCGGACCGCTCGGCGGTCCTCATACGGAATCTGCGTGTCGGAGACGACCACGATCCGCTCACTCATCGGCGGTGGGCTCTTCCTCGTAGATGCGCTCGACGCATCCTGCGTAACCGGCGATGTCGGTGAACGAATCCCGGTGGTAGCCGGTGCCCTTCACCCTGGCGATCTTCATCAGAATCATCAGGTTGGCAACGTCGATGTCGCTGATCGGACGTTCAAGGTAGCCCGAGAACAGCGCCGCGATGTCCGAGAAGTTCTCCCTCGGGTGGCCGTAGTTCTTGTTGCGTTCGCCGTGGATGAGGCGTTGAGCCTCTTCCAGAATCGACTCACTCATCGTCGTCTCCTTCGTAGACGTAGTCGTGAATCTCGAGTAGTTCTTCGAGACTCGGATCGGGTTGGGTCATGACATCCTTTCCAGCAGAGCGGATTTGCCCTTGCTGATGACCAGCGAGTTGACATCCTCGCCCGGTGGCATCGGGATCACCCTGCTGTTGGGCAGGGTCTGTGCCACTCGGTTGGCGAACTCGGCTCCGGGCTCGTCTCCGTCCGCGAGGATGTAGACGGTCCGGTATCCGATGAACAGCTCCCTCATGTAGGGCTTCCACATGTTCGCCCCAGGGACGCCCACGGCCGGGAGGCCGCAGACTTGAGCTGTGATGGCGTCGATCTCACCTTCGGTGATCGCGACTTCCGGGACCTCACGCAGCAGCGCGAGAGTGTTGTACAGCCACGGTTGGTCCCCCGGCGCGGTCATGTACTTGCCATGCCCCCGGTGGTCGTGGTTCTCGATGCAGCGGTAGCGGATCGCGACGACGATCCAGCCGTGCTCCCGCGACCAGCGCAGGTACGGGATCGCCATGAAGCCCCGGAACATCTCATGACCAGGGAGTGGGTCTTCCACGTACCCGAGCATGAACCGGTCGACTTCGGCCCGAACGCTGTCGAACATCAGTCCCCTTGTCGCCAAATACTCTTCGGCTGGACTGCCGCTCAGACTTCGTCGGTATCGCTCGGTGGCTTCCCGGAGAAAGCTCTTCTGCGATTCGCTCAGCCTCTGCATAACTCACCTCCTCTTGCTTCTTGATCAGCGCCAGTACGTCGCCCTTGACCCCGCACGCCAGGCAGTTGAATGCCTGCCGCGTGAATGACACAGCGGCCGAGGGAATCTCCTCGGCGTGGAACGGGCACAGGCACTTGATCCAGTCCTTGCCGTTGTCCTTCGGTGGCTCCCAGTCCGGGTGGTACCGGTGGATCGCCTGGACGATCAGCGGCTCATTCATCGCTCCCTCCGTGTGTCATGTCAAGGCTCAGGCACGACTCGGGCACCGATGGCTTGAACGGCTGGCGGGCTGTTCAGGTAGTCGATGATCCGTTGTGCTGCCTCCGTGCTGTCCCTGAGATGGCCCAGGACGTTCCGGTTGCACGCGGTGCAGAGAAGACCCCGGACGATGCCGGTTGCGTGGTCGTGGTCGACGCTGAGCCGCTTGCGCTTGCCGTTGGCGCGGCGGCAGATGTAGCAGTAGCCGCCCTGGTGCTCGTAGATCGCCCAGTACTCGTCGGCGGTGATGCCGTAGACATCCATCCACCGCTGTTCCTGTGTCAGCGTCCGACGCTGCATCCGCTTGGCCCGGTGGTGCGTGACGCACCGTGGTCCGGGGTGCGGAGCTGGGCGCCGGTTGGTGAGCCCTTCGGCCGAACAGTCGATGCACGGCTTGCGCCTGTGGGCCCGATCCTGACTGCGGACTGTCGGCTTACGCCTCGTGGTCGTCATCGAGACCCTCCATGCAGAGGTAGACCCAGGCACCGACGCCCCACGTCCCGACCATGAGCCCGAGCAGAACGCCCAGAGTCACGCGATCACGTCCCACATCGCGGTCTGGATCAGCTTCGCGGCGAACTCCGGGTCGACCAGCATCCACGAGTGGAAGCCCTCGACGGTGTAGAGCTTCCCGCCCGCCAGCGCGGCGGCGCTGACGCCAGCCGCATAGGGCACGATCTGGTCGCACTCGGCGTGGATCACGGCGGTCGGTACCGAGTTGGCCCGCATCTTCTCCAGCAGTGGAACCGTGTCGGCCTTCGTCAGCGCGTAGGCCGCACGCACGAACCGCAGACCGGTCACCGACTCCCGCAGAGCCGAAACGAGGCTCAGACGCTCTCTGACGGTCCGAGACCGCATGGCGCGGTAACCGTCCCCGAGTACGTCCACGAGCCCGCCCACGGCGAAGCGAGCCGCCCGCGTGGGCAGGTTCCGGCCAGGCGCGATGGCGATGCCCTCGTGGTGCTCCTTACCGGCTGCCGCGTCGATCAGGATCGCGGCGTGGACCCGCTCCGGGTAGAGGGCTGCGAACTCGACCGTGATGGCACCGCCCATCGAGTGACCGGCGATGACCGCCTTCTCGACTTTGAGCGATGTCAAGGTTCGGACAAGCACGTTCGCCATGTCCTCGACGGTGTGGCCCCACGGCAGCGAGCCGCTGTTGCCGTGATTCACGGCGTCCGGTGCGATGACGTAGAACCCGAGGTATGACAGCTCCTCGAAGAGCTCTTCATACGCGATGGCGCTGACGCTGAGCCCGTGCAGGAACACGAGCGGCACACCGCACGAGTGGCCCGCCGTGGTGACGGCCACACGGAACCCGTCGTCTAGGACGAGCGTCTGGTGCTTCAACTTCACTCCTTGATGTATCCGTGGTTGACGACCGGGATGCCGGCCTTCTCGGCCAGCTCCATGCAGCCGAAGGTCCCGATGGAGTCCTTCAGCGGAAACGCATGGCAGACATCGGCGCCGAGCCTGACCATCTGCGCGTTGCGTCGATGGCCTGCGGCTCTGCCGTAGGTGTCCCAGTCGGCCGGGTGGTCCTCGGGCTTGACCCGGTAGCCCATCTGGTTCATCCCCCAGGCCCACCGGTCCGCGATGTCGTCAGCGCCGCGAGCAGCGCCGTGGACGACGACGATCCCGTCCGGGTGACGGTCGAGCTCGGCCTGCAGGGTGTTCCAGACAGCGTGGCGGTCCCTCCAGTCCCGGCTGCCCGTGACCAGGACCCGCCTCACGGCGTCCAGCGCCTGGCGGCGAGGTCGACGTTGAAGTCCGAGACGTTCTGGGCCAGCGGGAAGCGGAGACCCTCGCGGGTGACCTTCGTCTTGACGACGGACTCCTTGCCGTTCTCGTCCTTGACGAGGGACTTACGGTCCCAGGAGACCGGCTTCGTCGCGATCAGCGCGGAGAGCGCCTGCTGGTGGATGATGTTCATCTTCGGGGTGGGCTTCGGCATAGTCGATTCCTTTCGTTTGTGCGATGTCAAGCCAGAGGGCAAAAAGACGAGCGAGGATCACTTCTGGAAGTACTCCGAGTTGTTCAGGAGCCAGCTCTCGGTGCGGTCGTCGTCGGCGGGCACGAAGTCGTGGTCGTACCAGCCGCCGTCCGAGTAGAGGAACGAGCCGATGAACTTCGACTCGAACTTCCAGTCCCGCGTGATGATGTGGACCGCGTCCCAGACCCGGCCGAACGTGCGGCCGGTAGCGATCAGATCATCCACGAAGACCCACCGCTTACCGATGCGACCTTCGGCCTTCATCGACGTGTGAGCTCCGTCGTTGGGCTTCCGCACGACGAGGTAGTTCTTGTCGAGCAGACGCGCCAGCGTCGTGACCGCGATGGTCCCGGACAAACCGGTACCGACCAAGGTGTCGTAGTCGACGTTGGCCAGGTACTGCTGTGCGAGCTCCAGCAGCCGGTCCGGACGGTGAACCACCCGCAGGTAGGTCTCGTCGGTCAGGTCCAGCACCGTCTTCTCGCGCCGCGCAGGCGGTTCGGTGATGGTCTGGTACTTGACGGTGTCCCAGACGGAGGGGTCGAGGATGGCGTCAGCGATGGTCATGGCGGGCCTTTCGTGGATGGTGGTCTGGTTAGCGGATGTCGATGTCGGGGACGACGACCGAAGGCTTGAAGACGACGCGGTAGTGGTCGACCGAGACGTTCGCACCCTCGACCTGCTCCACGAAGTAGGAGACGTTGTCGGACAGGCCCAGGAAGTGCTTCTTGAACTGGTCACCGGTCTTGCACGTCACGTCGAGCTTCTTGGCTCCGGTGTCTGGCTCGATGGAGCATCGACCCTCGATGACGAGCAGGTACTTGTCGGTGATGCCGTTGAAGAACGTGATCCGGCGCTGTACCTCGAAGTTGTCAGCGGCCTTCGAGATGTTCCTCGACGCCACGTCGGCGTCGTCCGAACAGCCCGCGAGTCCGAGCGCGAGAGCTGCGGCGGCGACGGTGGTGATGATGGCTTTCTTCATGGTTCCTCTCACTTGCGATCTCTGATTTGCATGGTGTCTCCGATGAACTCCAGCTCAACGAAGTCGAGTCCGGACGGGTCCATCCGGCCGGCTCGGTTCTTGACGGTGGAAACGCGCAGAGCTTCGGGCCCGAACTCTTCGGACACTCTGTGCAATGTCAAGACGAGCTCAGGCACGCGGGTGATCTGGCCTTTGACCCCGGATAGTGGGATCGGCTTGTCCGCGTCGTTGTAGGTGCCGGTGACGTGGTGCAGCCCGACGACGCAGGCCCCGGTGTTGCGGGCCATCGTGTGCAGGTAGTCCATCATCGACTCCAAGCCTGAGAACGGGTCGTCGTCTTCACCGCCGCCCGAGCGGACGTTAGTGATGTTGTCGACCACGACGAGGTCCGGGTAGTCCCCGTACCCTTGGCAGTACGCCTTCATCGAGTCCTCGATCTGATCCAGACTCGGAGAAGCGTTGTAGTTGAACCGGATTGGGATGTCCTCGAACTCCGCTGCGACCTCTTCGAGGTCGGAGTTGCGGACCGCCCTGGCCGACTTCTCCATGCTCCATGCCGTCTGGATCGAGACCATCCGGGAGAGCTGGGTGAATGCGTCGGAGTCCGCGCTGAAGTACAGCGTCGGAACCCGTGCCTTGAGGGCATACGTCAGCACGAATGCTGACTTGCCGGTACCGGGCCCCGCGCAGACCAGCGCGAGCTGGCCGCGCAGGAACCTCGTGCCTTTCATCTCCAGCGTCTCGAACACCGGGGGCAGTGGATCGCCCGCCGAGCCCTTGACGCGGAGACTCTGCATCGGTGTGTACATGGTCTCCTTATGCCTTGAGGAACAAGAGGACTCCGCTGAACACTGCCAACGCGATGATGATCAAGAACACAATCACTTCACCGGTCACAGGCCGAACTCCTCGTGGTACATCGGGATGAACTCGCTTGCGGGCCTTGGCAAGCCTGCCTCGCAGTCCTTGTCGAACAGTCGGATCAGGTGCTCGATGTAGCCCTGGTGCAACGGTGGTGCCTCGGCGCAGAGCTGCGTCAGCTTGCGGCGCTGCTTCGCGACGTTCATCTCCATCTGGACGTTCCTCACACCCATTCCTTTCCATTCCAGCGACGGCCGTCCGGGTACCGGATGATGACCTCGCGCTCGGGGTCCCGAGCCTTGTGCGACTTCGCGAAGCGGGTTGCCGCGTCCACGTTCGGGAACGGGTAGCTGCCGGGACCGTTGATCTCGTCCCGGCGCCCCATGTCCACGAAGTAGTACTCGTTGCCCGCCTCGATGTTGATCGAGCGGCGATAGCTCTGTGTCATGTCAAGTACTCAGCCAGCAGAAAACTCGCAGGCGAAGCTCACGTCGCAGAACCGGCAGTTGTCCTCGGACGGATTCGGATCGAACTTGCCGGCCTTGACGTTCTCATCGAGCTCCTTGAACTTCTCGGTGATGGCTTCCTTCGTCCAGTCCGTCAGGACATACGGGTACGTCGCCTTGCCCGACTGACCCATCCAGTAGTCACCAAGCCTCGGCGGCTCGATGCCGAACTGCTCGGCCAGGGCAACGGCATACACCGCGAGCTGGAAGTCGTCTCCCGGCTGCTTGCCCGTCTTGTGGTCCCGGACCAGCAGACCGTCGTCGGTCTCGACCACGGCGTCGATGTAGCCACGGACCAAGACTCCGTCGAGGTCGATGTCGAACCCGAGCTCGATGCCCGGTGTGCCGTCCGGAGCGATCCAGATGACCTCTTCGGTGTGGCTCGTCGCCCAGTCGATGTACTTGCCGACCTGCTCCAGGCCGATCTCGAATCGGCGTGCGATGTCAAGTCGTCCACCGTAACGACCGCTGGCGAACCAGTAGTCGAAATTTGGCGTGATGGAGCACGAGGCGTTGATGTACTTCTGGTAGGACTCGCGGAACACGGCCTGAGCCGCCTCCAGAGACATCGTGCGACCGCTGCGCTCCCAAGCCTCTATGGCCTCGTGAACGGCGCTCCCCTGGGCTGTCCAGGCGGCGGGGCGCTGCCACGCCTTGTCGATGCGGGCGAGCTTGTAGGCGTAAGGGCACTTCTCGTACTGCTTGAGCTGAGACACACTGCGGTGCTTCCGCTCTTCTGTCATGTCTTCTCCACGGTGACGTAGTAGCTGTCTTCGGCTTTGCCGAACATCATTGCGGTGTCGGTAACTTCGGCGGTGTACGCCAGGTGGAAGTCGTTCTCCGCGATCATGTCGATCACCGGCTGGTAGGCCGGATCGCTGTCCCTGACTGCAACGCTTCGATAGACCGTGAGACCGACCTTTCCGTTGGGGTCGTTGTGGGTCTGTGCGAAGAGGAATCCGGGGCGCTTGATGGACAAGCTCAGCGGAGAGTTACGGCCAACCCTCGTAGCGACTTTCGGAGAGATGCGAATCGGCTCCGGTCGGTCACTACCAGGGGCGGGGGCGGCGACGTTCCGCACGACGGCCGGGGGCTCTGGTGGCAGAGCGGCCGGGGGTGGAACGGGAACAACGAGGGGGAAGAACAGGGTCATGCTTCTACTTTCATGGCTCAACAGGCGGGAAACGCCAGATCATACGACCCTCCTCAGACAGATCGGTGTACTCGTTCACCCGGATCAGCAGATCGCCGTCTTCCGGCTTGCGCGGCCGGTAGGCCCAGCCGCCCTGCTTGCTCACACCCGGTTCGGGCGGGATGTTCGGGTCGAACTCAAGGACGTGGTCCTTCAGCCTCTTGTAGAAGCCTCGGAGCCGTGACAGCTTGAGGTCGTCCATCCCGACGCCTCCCGTCGCCATGTACTCGCCGTGCTCGCGGAGCCTCCGGTAAGGAGACACACCCTGCTGCATCGGCACGGGTACTTGGAAGGGAAAGTGCTGGAGAACGATCTCTCGCGGTGTCAACCGCCCGCCGTAGTACTGTTTGATCCACGAGACGTACTGTCGAGTGACGTTGTACATCCGTGCGATCTCTGACTGCGAGTAGCCCTTACCTTTCAAGTCCTCGATTACTGCAAGTGAAAGTTCCTTGTCGGGCTTAGGTTCCATTTGCTGCCTGTTCTGTTGTGGGCCTGCCGGCCAGTGTTACATGTCAAGTCCCTCATGGTCAATCAACCCTCTCTTTCGGTTTCGTGGCCTCGCCGGTGTCGTCGCTGCTCACGCTGCTTTGAACGTGACGGGTGTCCCATTCCTGGGACACACTAGTCATTACCTGGATGTCCAAGCAAACCCCCCTGGCAGGGCGTTTACGACTCCAGCTCCGCGATGCGCTCGCGCAGGTCTTCCTTGTCGTCTTCCGTCAGATTCTCCTCCTCTGCGTTGTCCAGCCACTCGCGGGCTTCATCTAGGTCCATGTCGTCAACGTACAATGTCAAAGCTCCTAGGCTTTGTCTCGGGTCCGTGGCGGGTCCTGGGACTGCCCGGACGGCGACTTGTACTCCTGCTGGGTGTCGCTGATGTCGACCCAGCCCCAGCCGCCGCGACCGTTGGCGCAGGCGTGCTTGTAGATCAAGCCTGGGCCCGTGCCGTGGTTGGCACAGATCGGCGAAGCCTCCGCGCCGGGGGCTGCCGCGAGGACAGCCCCGGCCGTGACGGCGGCGGCGACCACCGCGAGGATCAGCTTCCTCACGACAGCACCTCGATCCGATGCCAGTTGCGCTGGCCGATCCACTCCAGCAGCTCGGGCCATGCCTTAGGCGCGTGGCCCTGGCGGGACGACCGGCTGCCGTCCTGGGTGATGTACCAGCGGCCCAGCACGCGGATGGCGGCGAACGTGTAGCTGAGGTTGTACTTGACGAACCGGATCACGGCTCCGTCTTCGGTGGGCTCGACCGGGATGTACTGCTCCCGGACGGCGCGAGCCAGCGCGAGCTCGGCCTCCAGCTCCTCGATCCGTGCGTTCAGACCACGGACATCCTCGTCCACGAGGGTTACTGCCATTCCTTCTCTCCTTTTCTCAGCGGAATCTTGCTGTCTTGCGGGGTCTCTTGAGCCGGTTCGCTCGGCGGGTCACCATGCCGAGCTCGGCGGGCAGAGGTTCGGTGACCTCGATGCCCAATGCTTTGCGGTAAGCGATGTCCGACGCGGTCAGCTTCATCAGCAGTACCAGTGCTTCCGGCAGTGCCGAGACTTCTTGTCGTCGTCCTTCTTCTTGCCGTCGTCGCTCGATGCCTTGGGCAGCAGCCCGTCGTTGGCGTCTTGCTCGGTGCAGGGCGAGAACTCGCCACGCTCCAGGTGGAACCTCCGGTCAGCGGCCGGGGTCTTAGCTGTGTCCACCGAGGACAGGTGCCGCCAACACTCGGCCGAGACATCGGCCGTGGCAGTCGCCGGCTGCGCCAACAGGATCAAGCCCGCGAGCAGAGCCATGCCTATCAGCAGCTTGATCAATGGGTTCGCCTCCTCTGGAACTTGCGGTCCCGGTAGTACTCGGGGCCGTTGACCGCGTTGGTCAGCCAGCGCGGTGTCTTCTGACGCGGCTCCCCGACGTTGAACTCGTCGTCAACGCCGAGGTGCCAGTCCTCTCGGTGGATGTTGCTCATGCCTCTCCTACGTGCAGCAGCCGCAGCACGGAGCGTCCTCGCAGCGGCCCTTGGCGTTCACCGACAGCACCGCTCCGGAATTGAGAACGATGGTGTGAACCGCCTTGGGCTTGTACTTCGATCCGTAGGGTCGACGGCGGTAACGTGCCATGACTTGCTCCTCTCTGAGCGATGTAAAGTGTGCGACTAAGGCTGTGGCCGTCGCACTTCCATCCCCTGGGAGAACCATGCCTCCCAGCGGCTGTGTCCGCTGCTGCCTTCGGGACTCGGCCTGCCAGGGGGAACGATCTCGTATCGGTCCCGGTTCCTGGTGGTTCCTTATCTCCGTGTCGTACCTTCAGTTAAACACGCACGTTGTGCGATGTCAAGTAAGAAGGTCACGAATGGCGGCTGCGGCCTGTTGGACGACCACCCCGTTGCCGATGAGCTTCATCGCGGCGGTGCGGCTGATCTTGCCTTCGGGGGCTCGGCGCCCGGAGGTTTCGATGAGGTCGGTGACCCATCCCTCTTCCCAGCCCATCATCCACTCGCTGAACGCAGCGTTCAGGCGTGGGTTGCCGTTCTTGTTCGGCTCGGTGGCGACCGGTGCCTCGCGACCGGTGATCCCTTCCCATCGCCGGATCGCCGGCTCGTACCTGTCCCAGTCCTGCGTGCCGTAGACGAACATCGCCGTGGTGCGGAGGTCCATGCCTCCGTCGCCGTGGTGTCCCCCACCCTGGGAGTCGGTCGTCAGGGGTGTGGGCAGCAGCTTGACGACGTTGGGTAGGCCGATCTGAACCTTGCCCTCCTTGCCTTCTCGGGGCTTGCGTGAGCCTGCCTCGTCGGATGCTGTCGGGGTAGGGAGAAGCGCAACGGCCCCAGGTAAATCCATACCTCCCTCGCGCTTGTTCGGGTTCGGGCCCTTGCCATCACGCGCTGCCGGGGTCGGAAGGTTGGGCGACGATGAAGACTCGCTCGCGCTTGTGCGGGGCTCCGATGGCTCCAGCGGCAAGAGTCTTCCACTTCGCGTCATACCCGATGTCGGAAAGGTCCCGGAGAACTCTTCCCATAGCTCGCATTTGAACGCCGGATGGGTCTGTGGCTTTGGCACTGAGTAGTCCTCTCACGTTCTCGATGACCACGACTCGTGGTCGAAGGATGTCGATGGCTTCTGCGAAGTGAGCCCAGAGCCCGGATCGCGTGCCCTGGCCGATGCCTGCCTGCAGTCCTGCAGGGCTCACGTCTTGGCAGGGGAAGCCGCCGCACAGGATGTCGACGGCCGGAACCTCGTGCCAGTTCACCTTGCTCACGTCGCCAAGGTTGGGCACGCCAAACCTCTTCGCGAGCAGCGTGGCTGCAGCCTTCTCGACTTCGACTTGCCAGATGGTGGTGCCGCCGAAGACTTCCTCGACGGCAAGGTCAAGACCGCCGGCTCCGCTGAACAGTGAGCCGATGCGTGGTCCGTGTGTCAACGCTTCCTCCATGTGACGGGGCTCGAACCTCGGGGGCAGCGGCAGCGCCAACCGTCGAGCCTCTTGGGCGCCCGGTAGCGGGCGAATTGCTTGCCGTGTTCGCAGGTCCCGACCCACGGCGCGGTCGGGTCGATGCCTTCCATCTCGAAGCACCGCTGTCCGTTGCCGCCGAGCTCGCGGTGCTTGCGAGCCCAGACGTAGTCGTGTCCGTGTCCGGGCCCGACGATGGCGTGGGCGATCTCGTGGGTGATCGTCTGCATCGTGTCTTCGTAGGAGCGCAGAGCGAGGAGATGCCTTGAGAGGCTGATGGTTCGGGTGCGGTAGTTGCACTGGCCTGCACGACGCCTTGCGTTGTCGAATGCCACGCGGTAGTGGGCCAACTGATCCCAGTGCGTGCGGATCAGCTCTTGGGTGATCTCTCGTGCCTCGGTCACGGTCATCGTGCGGGTGATCGTCGGTGCGGTCATGCCTCGTCTCGCTTCCATGCCTTGCGGTGGCCCTTGCCGGGGCGCTTCATCTCTCGCTTGCGGTTACGGTGCGGCTGAGCCGCGTTGCTCTGCCTGAGTCCGAGCCGTGCCTGTAGTTGCTCGGGCGTGGCGCGGGTGCTCATGGCTTGCTCCTTGTGCGATGTCAAGCGGCGTACACGCGCTTGTGGGCCATGACGACGAGGTCCGACCCTTCATACGGTGTCTCGTCGTCGGTGTAGACGAACGTCGAGTGCTTACGGGGGTTGTACGTGACAAGCCTTGCGGTCACGTCGAGGTCCACGGCTTCTCCCTGGATCAACTCTCCGACCAGGCCAGCGTGGACGTTCTTCTTGCCTTCGCGCAGCACACGCTGACGGCCGGCTTCCGATACCTTGCCCTTGACGTTGCGGAGGATCACGTAGTGGCTGCGGGCGATGACTCGACCCTTGTCCGGGCCCTCCAAAGCCTTGACCGACCACATCTTGCGGTGCAGGTTGAAGTAGACGAAGACTCTCACAGCGCGTCGATCCCTTCGCTCATGATCTCGGACACGACCTCGAACGGACGCAGTCCGTCGTCGTGCATGTCTCGGTAGCAGCGGTCAGCGATGTCTCGGGTGGTCACACCCATGCGCTTGAGTAGCTGGGCGTCCACGAGTCGCATCCATTGCTTGAAGGCAGCGTCGGACATGTCATCCCTCCTTGACGGTGTCGTCCACGACGAGCACCGAGCTCTCGCCAAGGCTCAGGTACCAGTTGCCTGTGTCTTCATCGAGCCACATGCCCACCTGGCCCGGTTGATCCGAGCAATCCTCTTCGACGCACTCGGGGAACATGTCGATGTCGATGTCGAACAGGTCGACCGTGGGCCCGATGCCTAGTGCGATGAGTGCAGCGATGATCACTTCGATCCCTTCGGTTGGGGTGGACGTGGCTTCCAGGCGCTGTGGCCGTGACGCCGTGCCTTTCGCATGGCGACCATGAGCTCGACGTTCATCACGCCTCCGTCAGGTGGTCGATGATCGAGACCAGTGCCGCCGATACCTCACCAGCGGGCAGGATGACGGCCGCGTGTCGCTTCTTGCCGTCGTGACCGGTGACCGTGAAGCGCAAGCCTCCGGTCGGTTCGGCCTCCACGAGGAGCCCGTGCGGGCTCCCGGTCGAAGACTTCCCCGTGATCTGGACGATGGTGTCGCGCTTCATGCCTCTCCCCTCGTGTGCGATGTCAAGCACTGGCCCGAATGAAGCCAGCGGTGTTGTCTTTCTTCCACTCGTGGCCCTTGGCCCGCAAGCCGACGACCACGCCTCGCGGATCGTTCCGACGCTCGTCGGACTCGTCGCCGTCGATGACTCGGTACCCGTTCCACTCGGTGGGCAGAGCCTTGCCTCGTGGTGTGTCGAAGGGCATCGCGACGTTGCCTCCGTCAGCGAGGATGCCTTGCAGGTACTCATCGCTCGTGTGCGACGGTTCCTTGGCCGAGTAGGTCAGGCTGTAGTCCGAAGACTCCGCACGATCCCTCGGAGACCACGCGGTGTAGTCGTACATCAGCACGCCAGCCTCAGCCAAGGCTTGCACCATGTGCGGTGCGACGATCTCCCAGCGGATGTCGCTGGTCGTGTTCAGTCGCAGGTTGATCCGGCCATGCCTACGAAGGGCCGACCGTATCTCGGCGCCGATGAGCAACCCTGACAGGACAGGGTGCGAGAGCAGCATCGCTGTCCTCACAGCTTGAGCCCGCTGCTGGGCGGGCATACCCGACTGACCCGACCGTGACAGGCACGCTGCGGCGCATCCCTTGGATGCCATCGGGCACAGGTTGATCGCTCCGGAGAGCCCGAAGGCTTCCCGCACGTCCCGAAGGCTCGGTGCCATCATGCCTCGCTCGGGTGTGAGCATGAGACCGAAGCTGGGCAGGCTGTTCTTCGACAGCTTCTGCTGTGATGCACCGCTGGTCAGCAGCGCGGCTGATGCCTTGCGGTAGCCAACCTTCTCGCGAAGCTCAGCCCACACCTGGCGGGCCCATCTCACGTCGGTCGATCCCTCAAGACCGGCGATGACTGCAGCGCCGAAGTCTGCCTTGATCAGGATGGTCTCTACTCGGGTCGTCATGTCACGCCTCTCTGTGCGATGTCAAGTCTCAGAGCAAAGGAATGACGCGGTAGGACCGCTCACCCGTCTCGATGTCTTCGACCAGCACTCGCAGCACGTTGCCTTGTGCGTTCTGGCTGATCACTCGGTGCCTGCCGTACACGTCCATGTCTACTCCTGACTGTGTGCGATGTCAAGTCTGCGGGTAAAAAAGGGGCATGGGTAGCGGCCAGGACGATTGCCTTCTTGAATCGTGCCTACTCCGATGAGCAGGTCAGTCGTCGTTTCCAACCATGCCTAGTGGACAGCCGGCATCGAAGCTGGATCACCCGTGATGTCGGTGATGCGAACCTGCCTGTCCGTGCCTCTTCGAGCTATCGCTCAGGGGTGAGGCCCACCCCTTGGTAGGTGTGCGTTGTTCCCGGACAGTGCTTCCGGCGGGCCAACGCTTGCCCATTAGCCTTATGTCGTCCGCAACACTCCCGATCATGTCTCACGTCCCGATGCGTGGCGGTCCGGTTTACTGCTACCGGCGTAGACCACGGTTACGGGACCATGACTGGTCACACGCGGATTCAACACGTTGTGACATGGTGTGGCTCAACAACCATGCCTTGCGCCCGCCTTGCTTGGCTATCGCTTCGAGAAGGGTACGTCCCTGCCGTAAGTCATTTCTGACGGCGAGCTTTATCCCCCCGCCAGCCGAGACGGGGGGATGATGCCCCTCTGACGGGCGACGCTGACCGAAGCTATCGGCTGACTGCTCCCGGACAAGTCGACGGGGCAGAACTTGGTGGTGCTGGTAAAACCAACGCTAGCGGATCGTGTGTGCGATGTCAAGTGACTCGTACTCGGTACCGCGTTGTGCTGTTGTGTCTTCGACTCTAGCAGGTGGACTGTGCGATGTCAAGTACCGGATTGACCCGGTCGGTTCGTAGTGTTCTCGGTGCGCTGTGCTGTCTCAAACCCGCTGGCATGTGGGTTCCCGAACCGTACTCGCGATGTCCGCTGTGCTGTTGTCGTCTCCGACTCTACACGTCGCGGTGAGCGATGTCAAGTGACCTGCTCTGCGATCCCCTGTGCTGTTGTGCTTTCCAAGCTACACCACGGCGCTGTGCGATGTCAACACCGAACACAAAGTGCCTGGTCAGCAGGCGTGTCGTCCGGCGTGTCGCCCCCTGCACTGGGTACCCCCTGGGGGTACCCCCCTCCTGCCCCACGGGGGGGTGGGGCCCGGTCCCCCCTTCGGGGGGACCGGGCGCCAGGGCGCCCCCTGCCCTGCTGGCCGGCCCCCCTCCCCTTCGGGGAGGGGGACCGGGCCCCTGCGGGTACCCCCTCCGGGGGTACCCCAGGGGGGTATACCCTCACCCCCGGACCCCGACCGGCCGGTAA